TGGTTTTTCTTCAACATCACCTCCAATGAAAAAATTATCTTCATCACTTACTTCATGTTTCTTTGCCTTTTGTGCCTCCTGAATTAAGTTTGATGGTAAACGAATTGTTCTAGCATTTTCATTTAACGATGCCATAATGGATTGTCTAACCCACCACACAGCATATGATATAAATTTTAATCCACTTGTTGGGTCAAATCTTTCAGCTGCCTTCATTAAACCAATATTACCTTCAGATATTAAATCCATAATATCCATTCCTTGGTTTTGATACATTTTTGCAACAGATATAACAAATCTTAAATTACCAACAATTAATTCCTCGTGTAATTTTGACTTTATCTCTTTGCTAATTTTTTTATCCTTTAACAAATCAAAAATTTCTTCTTGTCTTTCGTGAGAAATTACAGAAATTTTGCGAATGTCTTTGATGTACTGTTGGATTTCCTCAGTATTAGTGATAATAGATTTCTTCATAAAATGAATAATTTAATAGTGATGTGATAGTAGGATAAAGATAAGTAATTTTTTTTACTTGGCAAAATTGTCAAGGAAGTTTTTTTCCTCGGGGGTAAGACTCTCAATCCCCATTTGTTCGATTTTATCTAATAATTCGTCTAAATCCATACTTGGACTTGAGTTCTTGTCATAATCTACCCTAATCATCGTAGATGTGTCGCTTGGTTTAAAGATAAAATCCTTTACTTGTTGTGGTATGTGAGCGGTAACCAAACTATCCCTATCAAATATAAAATAAAATTTAACATTGTCATTTACTAACACTGTGTATAGATCTTGTGATATGGTCTTATAATCCTTATCAGAATCAAATATAACAATTACATTTTGGGAATTCTCTATAACAAATCTTATGGAATTAATTGTTGGTAACTCAGTTAATATCTCATTACAAAAATATTCAATATCTTCGTGGTCTTCAAACATACCAAAAATAAATAATATGAATGTTTTCATATCAAATTTAGTTTCTTTTAAACTTTAATTTCCAATAAACTCCTCCACCGATAAATGGTGTTAAACTACCGGTAGTTCCTTGGTCATCTATTCTATTTGTAACACCAACTCCCAATCTATACATATGATTGTCATCTTTATTTTTAAATAACATACTCACACCTATAATATTAACAACATTAGGTTTATCGAATTTAGCATCAATACCTAAATAAGCCTCGGTTTTTCTTGGTATTTGTGTGTAGACGGTATCTGTAACAATCATACGTTTAACATCTGCAATGAACTTTCTATTAACAATACTATTCTTAGATATGGTATCTATAAGTGTAACCGTTCCTTGATTATTTGGTAACGTTAATACTTCTTTGTGTTGTACTTTCGCAAAATGTACTTTTAATATTTCCATAGTGTCTATCGTCTGATAAACAGGAACCTCAACTCTTTTCTCTACCTCATATGGTACGGGAACTTCAACCTCCACTCCAACCTCAATCAACGAATCAACCAAAACGGTATCGTGAACAGCATAAGGTATTGAATCCACCTTTACTGTTGTTCTGTTCGGCATTATACCTTTTGGGTTAATAAATTCAATAATTGCTATTAATAATAGTAATAGAATTATTATGTTTGGTATGTTGAATATTTTTTTCATTTATTTTAATAAAAGTATGGATGTTGCAATCACCCCGACAAACGAACCAATTTTATAAAAGAAAGTTTTAGTTCTTTGTCCTTTCAATTCTTTTAATAAACTTTCAGATTTTTGTCTTTCTAAACTAAATTGTTCATCTTTTTTAGTAATAATAAATTCAAGATTAGAAATCTTTTGATCTTTAAGTGTGTCTTTTTGTTTGAATAAATTGATTTGTTGGTCTTTTAAGCCAATAATGTTATTTAATTCAACAATCTCTAACTTTGCTCCGTCATAACGAAGTAAATCTTGGTAGACTAATCTAGCAACTTTTGTTGGTATAGTAACTTTAGTAGTGTCTAATACAATAACCTTAGTTGTATCTGTTTGTGAATAACTGCTCAAGCTCAACATTACCAATAGTAGTAATAGCGTTAACTTTTTCATCTGTGTTGTTTTTAATAATAGTTATGTTTTTTGTCACGTTCTCAATATCTTTATCGACATTAACAATGTGATTATCAACTTTTTCGATTTGATTGTCGATTTCTTCGTTTGCAGTATAAACCGAATCTATCTCTTTTTGTAAGGATTCGATTTTAGCATTATATCCCGCAACGTCGGTTTTTATACCTTGATTTTGAAATATGGTATAAGCAGCTAAACAAGCAATCAAAACTAATAGGATGTTTGTTTTATCAATCTTCATATTATATGTTTTATTATAAATATGAAGAAAGGGGACTTTCGTCCCCTTTTCCTTATTTCTTTTTCTTTACTATCTCATCTATTATACCGTAGGATAATGCATCCTCGGAGGATAACCATAAATCTCTCGATGCGTCGGTTTTCACCTGTTCTGCGGTTTTCCCACAATAACCCCCTAATAATTCAAATAGGGTATTATTTAATTTCTCCCATTCTACCATTGTAATTCGAGCGTCTTGGATATTACCACCCGCACCTCCCGATGATTGGTGTAACATGGTACGTGAGAACCTTAAGGAACCACGTTTACCCTTAGTACCAGCTCCAAGTAGGACTGAACCCATTGAAGCGGCCATACCCGTGTTAATGGTACGAATATCAGAATTAATATAATCCATCACATCGACCATAGATAAACCCGACTTAACGGACCCGCCAGGACTATCAATGTGCATCGTTACATCTGTATTATCGATACTATCCAAGAACATCAATTGAGCCTGAACAATGGTTGACATGTGGTCATTTACCTCACCTGCCACCCAAATAATACGTTCCATCATTAAACGTGAGAACACGTCCATAACAGTTACATTCATTTGTCTTTCCTCTAAAATATAAGGGGTTAAACTGTCCTCTACTCTTTGGTTGTAACGAAATAAGTCTAGTGAACTTAATCCACGGTCTTTAGCGTAAAGACCAAAATTTTGATAATCTTTTGGTGTCATATATGTTTTGTTTAAGTACTACAAATATAGACAATTTATTCAGAATAAAAAAACTATATTTGTCAAATATTTATTAACATGATTAAAATGACTAATATTATTAAAGAAGGTAATTTGGAAATACCTAGTACTAATCTATTAAGATGGTTTTTACAACGTAAAAATTCCACATTTGTTATGTTTGACACGGAAACCACTGGTTTAAACGATCGTGACAGAACCGATCAAATTACTCAGTTAGCAGCAATTGCGGCCAAATTTGATTTAAGACAACTTAAATTTATTGAAATTGATAGATTTCATGAAAAGATAAAACTTAATGATTACATCAAAGATATTCTCGATAAATCCGAAGATGTTCCAGACGATAAGGATAGTCCTGAATTCCAATCACAATTGAAGGGTGCAAACGTAAAGGCTGTATTAAAATACAATCATTACGATTTAGCCAATTCAGACAATTTTGAAGATGAAAGAGAATCCTTAGAGAGATTTGATTCATTTTTAGACAAACATAGTAACGTAGTTTTAATGGCGCATAACGCACCATTTGACTTGAGTATGATTCAAGTTCATGAAATTTTTAAAACTAAAGACAGAGAAGTATTTGACACCATCAGTTTTTTCAATAAAGTATTCTTTCCAGCATTAGAATCACTATCAACTGAAAATGAACATTTTAAATCAATAAATGATAAGTTTGCGTCGAGTGCAAGAACAGGAAAAAAATCAAGTGCAATGGGTAGTCTTATTAATGGATTTTTTTCAGACCCGGCGGAGAAAGCTACATTGTTAGGTAAGTCTCACGATGCATTAGTTGATTGTGAGAATACGTTAAATGTAATTGAACGTGGCCTGAAAATTGTTTCAAGCCACATTCGTTAAGAAATTTTTGTTGTAATAAAATCTATTGAGGAGACGTTCTCTTCTTTTTTAATCATAACAATGTTATCTGACCAGTTACGTATCAAAGAATTATGTGATATAACAAGTATATGGTCAAAGTAGTTTTTAATTTTCTTAAAAAACTCTCCTACCATTTCCAAGTTCTCGTCTGCAATTTTACCGAATACCTCATCCATAACTACGATGTTAGGTTTAGGTAATGACGATATCTTTGTTAATACACTACGAAGTGCTAATGAGGATATGGTTCTTTCGTAACCAGAACCCGCATTAAGAGGTTTAACGATTCGGGTCTCAGTATCTATCATTATAAATTCAACTTCGTTCTTATCGTTTATATTCATCTCTAAAATGAAGTGACAACTATCCACTAATAAACGATACAACTCCTGATTGATTAGTGGAATCATATTCTTAAGAATAATTTTAGAAATACCATTCTTACCATAAACAGTTAAATAGATTTTAAACACCGCAGACAATTCTTCCTCTGATGTAATCTTTTTAATTAACTCTTCATTAATACCAATCTTCTCATTCATATTTGCAATGTTATTGGTATGTTTTTCAATACTGGTATTTGTTTGTCTGATGTCTCCATTCGCAGTTTCTATTTTAGTTTTAAGTGCAATGACTTCAGCATCAATCTTTTGATTTTCCTCAAGTTTCTTTTTATTACTTTCGTAATTATCTAATCTCGCCTGTTTAACATCAATCTCATGTTGTTTTTGTTCAACCTCCAATTCATAACGGGCTTTACGAAGTTTACTTCTTTCGTAAGTTTCAAATTCGGTTTTTAATATTTCAAATGATTTCTCTTGTTCTTTTAATAAATCAAATTGAATTTGATTTTCTTCCATTGATTTGATGATGTCTTCAATTTCTTTTTTAATCTTATTGATTTCATCTGTATGGTCGACCTCATCTAAAGCTCTATTACAAGTTGGACAAACGGTTCCTTCTTCAAATTTCTTTATTAATTTTTCTCTATCACCTTTTTCATATTTACATGCAACATCAATTCCTTGAAGATTGGCCATCTCACCTCTTAACTCCTTGTGTTGGTCTTCATGATAGAATTTAGAAGGTTCTATTACATTAACACTATCAACGTTGGTTTGACTTGTGTTTCGTTGTGTTGTTAAATCATTAATCTCTCTTTGTAGTAACGTCGGGTTTGTGTTAATTAGTTCTCTATCAACATCATTATTTCTCTTTAAGAAAACCTCATCTCTTTTACCTTCTAACTTTTCTAATTCCTTTTGAAATTTACCTAACTCTTTTGTTAGTCTCACAATTTCACTTTCAGAATTATCAAGACTTTCTTTATGATTGGTTATTTCTAATTCTAAAGTTACTTTGTTATATGTGTTAGATACTAACTTCTTACTCCAATCATTATAAATTTCTTTTGCAATTTCTTCCTTTGCCTTTAAACTTTCTAAACCTAAAAATTTAGTAAGTATTTGACCTCTAGCAGTTGGTTTGGATTCAATAAGTTCTTCTAAATTATAACCAGTTGTTAAAATGGTTGATAGGAAGTCTTCTTCAGTTCCAATTGCTGACGCAATAAACGATTCTGTTTCTCTTCTTTGTTCACCTGAAAGATTTTCAATTTCACCATCTTCTTTCCTCTTATAGAATTCAAGTTTATTGGTAACGGTATATTCACCTGATTTTGATTTCTTTCTTAATGTTTTTCTTTCAATGACATAATCGTCGCCATCAATTGTTATTTCACCACGAACACTAACTTCATCCTTATCTGTGAATCTATTAAAGATTTCACCATTGGTTTTAGTTTTAGTTGTTGAATTAAAGAAAAGAAACATTAATAAATCTACAGATGATGTTGACTTACCTCCAAAATTTTTAGGTGTTGATTCTATTACCGTAATACCATCGAGGCCAGTGAAGTCAATGACATTAGAATCACCAAAAGATAAAAAATTAGAAAACTCGACTCTTTTAATGAACCATTTGTTGTATCTGACTTTGTTTTCATTTAACTTATCTATCTGTGTATTAACTTTATTATCTAACCTATCAACCAATTCCCATTTAATATCAATAGAGTTGTCCTTAATGAAATCTTTCATTAATTTCTTTTGGTATTGGTGGTCCAAAATACTATCAGATGCCTCTAAAGACTCCAAACGAGTTTCATTAACATTCGCTAATGTCTTTGTAATTACTTGTACGTTCTTGGAATTGTATTTCTCCTGAAAGTATGACTTTACTCTCCTGATTTTTTCAGGTGTAAAATTCTCAGGTACATCTTGCCAAGTTACTTTTATAAATGGGTTCATTAATTTAATTGTTTGTTTCTAGCAGCTAAAATATATTCATTTAATCGTTTGTGTTTTTCGTTTTCATGATATTCATTATATTCTCTTGTGTATCGTTCATGTAGTTCTTCATATTTTTCTGTCCCAAAATTGTAAGAATAATCTGGTACAAATATATTATGTTTATTTTTAATGAACATATCGGGAACACCCACTTTAAAACATAACCAATGTTCTGGTCTACCTGCGGTAACTGTATCAGTTTCCCATAAACCTCTAATTAATTTATTTGTATCTCTAACAACTTCACTAAAATTATCTATATGCCAAAAATGCGAAAAATCTTTGTTAAATCTTGAAAAACTATTGAATTCATAATCAGGGTCGTAGTGTATATATGGTTTTCCATTTCTATCAAAACACGGAAAAGACGGATGTCCATATTTTTCTTTTCTTTCTGCCGGCACATTGAATGTCGGGTACGGTAATGTGAATTTATTAAAATTTTCACATGGTTGTTCTAAATAATGTCCACGATGTTTACCGGCCTCATCTTCATTACCTCCTCTTCTATTGGTGTGAATCAAATCAATACCCATTTTATTTGGGTTATTTTTTAAAATATACCCATGTGTTTGGTATAATGCAGGAATCGCAACTAACCTAACTGGTTTATCTTCATATGATACGGATTCGTTGGTTCCTCTGTAGTTTCCTGTTAAATGTACTGCCATTATTTGATTCTACTTTCTTCAAAAAATTCTATGATTCCGTTTATTGCCCAAACTATCCCCGCGGTAAACATACCATCGAAGAAAAGATTGATAATCCAAAGGGTATCAAAATACTTTGTTGTTATACTACCCAAAACAAGTGACATAAAAAATCCAACCCAAGTTGAAGTACACAATGTACAACTTATTAAGTCACCAAAAAACTTTGAGTGTGCTTTTATCCATATACGTTGGTTTTCAAAAATTGCTCCCCAAACAAGTATACTTGTCATTCCGTAGGCCATAAATGCCCATAATAATAATGTTCCCATGTTTTATATATTTTAGTTAATATAAGAAAATTTATTGTTAAAAACAAACTATTCGTCATATAAACTATTCAAATCACTATTCTTCATAAAAGAACCCTTGTTGAATTTATTTAATGCGTTTGTTAATTTTTCTAATTCTTCTTTTAATTTTATGTTTTCTTCACTTAATCTATCAACCTCTTTTGTGTCTACAATTTTTAATGGTACCTCAACAATAACTTCTTTGATTATTTCAATAGGGACTTCTTTTATAACTTCATTAGTAATAATTTGTGTGTCCCCCTTTACTTCTATGGGTACTTCTTTAATAACCTCTACTATTTTTTCAATTGGTACTTCTCTAATAACCTCAACAATTTTCTCGACAGGAACTTCTTTTATTATTTCAACTATCTTTTCAACCATCACCTCCTTAATAACTTCAACTATTTTTTCTTTTTCTGTTGAATTTCCAAATGGTGTTTCCCCATACTTCAACAAGGAAAATCCTTTATTGAAGGTTTCATTTGCAATTTTATTAATGTCTTTTATATTATTTAACTCACAATAAAGAAGAAATTCTTTATCCAAGGTTAACGTGTGCTTCTTCTCCATTTTCAATGTCTTTTATGTCTGATATGGTGAAATGTAGGAATGGTTGTTCGTTTGGTAAATCGTGAAATGTGTACTCATCAGTAGTAACATCGTATATACCGTATCCGTGATGTTTAACCGTTTCACCAAAATTTTGTTGAATTAAACTACCTACCATTATTGCTTTACCACCATTTGGTAATGTAAATTGTTGTCTCTTGTGGATATCTCCACATAATAATAAATCCAAATCAACAAAGTTTAATTGGTCATATGCATCTTCAAACTCATAACCTAAGTCAGTTGACAGCCCCATAATTGGTCCGTGAAATAATCCAACAGTTAATAACCCTTCTTGTTTTGTGAAATCAGGTCTTGCGTTGTGTTGATATAATGAATAAACAACCCATTGAACGCTACCATCGGTATCAATATAATCACCACTATCTTTTAGGTATGTGATGTGTTGATTGTCTAATAATTGAACGACTGGTGTTATACTATCCATACGTTGTGTATTATTCTCCAAGAAATCGTGATTACCCGGTATGATTACAACCTTACCAAAACGAGTTAACTCTTTTAAAAACCAACTCGTTAATAATAATTGTTCATTTGAGATATTAATTTTTTGATGTGCGATATCACCCGCAACAACAATTCTAATTTCGTTATGCGATATATTTTCATCTGCCCATTCTAAAAATTTTACACTTAATTCGCCCAACAGTTTTTCAAATTGATTCTTATATAAATCGTGCATTTGAATTGTACGAATGTGTAAATCAGCAATGTGTATGATTTTCTTTACCATCTTTTAATATAATTTGATAAGTCCATTGTTAAAATTGCATTGTTAATTTGTGACGGGACTTTATATTCCACAAATGTTGCATCATCTTTTAATAAAACCACCACATTACCTAACAATTTAGTATCGTTGTATTTTGTTTCTTTTAACATTTTACGTAACAACCTACCATATAATGGAAGTTGTAAATAATAATGACCTAATGCATTATCATGATAATTGTTAAATGGTGGGTACAATTTACCAGTATAATGATGTACTTCAAAGTTTTTTGGTTGATTTGTTTTCCAATCGGTAATAACAAACCCAAAATTATCTTTCTCTTTAGTTTCCATTAACCACACCTTATCAGGTTGTCCTGTGTATTGTTCTTCAGGATCACCTAATACGATTTCAGTATCTAATAATACTCCACCTCTTTCTAACATTAAATCAAGAAATTGTTTTCCCGCAATAATCATATTATCACTCTTACGTTGTTGTTCTTCGTTGATTTCGAATATCGGTTGTCTAACTTCTTTGTAATTATCAAACCTACCAATCAAATCGGATTCCAATTCAAAGTGAACTCTACTACCCATGTTGGTTGATAGGTCACCTGCTTGTTTCCATTCCGCGAGTAATTGTGCTTGACCTTCGGGGTCTCCTTTTGACATACGAAGTGCCATACCTTCAGCATCAAATGGTTTATGAAATTTCTTTATGATTTTAGAAACTGAAGGAAAATTCTTTTTAACAACACCGTCAACATCTTTCATGTGATAGATATGTTGTTCTTCTATGAATGTTAATTCTAATTCTTGTCTTTTCTTTTCTAATAAGTCGTTAATCTCTAATGAGATGTCTTTTAAATTCATTAATCTAGTTGTTTTATTTTATAATTTTCTAATTTTCCTTGTAAGTCGGCAATATCTTTATCACCCTCTAATTTAATTGCAAAAACCCTACCCATTAATTTACCACAATTTAATTTATGATATAATCTTTCGGCATCATTCCAAGCATCTGGATCAAGAACAATAATTATTTTACCTTTAACCTTTTCATATAGAGTGTGAAATAAATGCTCACTCATAAATTTTCCTAACAATGGAATTGCGTTAGGTATGAATATACTATCAAATGCACCCTCCACAATGTATATTGTTTCATTCCAATCAACCAAGTACTCGTTGAATATGATGAGTTCCTTTTGTGCCTCAGGATTCTTATATTTCATCTTTGTTCTATTCAAATAAGAACGTGCAATAAAATAATTAATTCTCCTTTCACAATCATACGATGGGATGATAATTCTATTTTCGTAGATACCTCTATAACAAAAACCAATGTTGTACATCTGTACCATTAAGTCAGTTATGTTTCTACTTTTTATATAGTTGTATGCTTGTTTATAATATGGTGTCATTTTAAGACCCTCACTCGCTTCTTTAAATGGTATGAAGTCTTGAGGTAGTTTTACTGTCTTATAAACACGTTTACTAAAATCTTCACCTTCGTCAGGTTTCAATAATAGATAATTTTTTAATTGTTTTGGATTACCGAATTTTTTAACCAATTTAAAAATTGATCCGTGAGTTTCGTGTGATTCGGCACACACCCAACATTTAAAAACATTGTATTTGTAGTTGACCTCTAAATTTCCTTTTCCGTCACCGTGGTCCAATCCTTTTATGTCATATGAACACACTGGACAATCAAAAGACATCTGTCCTTTATAATCATTATGCATGTTAGAGTCACCCAAAATATCTTCGAGAATTTCAATAACAGGAGAATAGTCAACTTCTTGATTTACCATACTATAGAAATATATGTAAAAAAATTGATAAAAAAAAATCCCCCGGAACACCACCTCCGAGGGAAACCAACCAAAAGTGTATTTCTACACTTCCCGTCTTCTTTTATAAATATATGATAAACAAACCGTAAAGTAAAATGTTAGTTGCCGGATTTTTCTAATCTATTCATGTTAACATAACCAATCACACAAGTTGCGGCATCAGCCATATCGTAATTTTCTTTTTTAAGATTACCTGTTTTACCATATAACCAATTAACATCAGGACATACTGCATTTACATGTTCCCAAATTACATGTTTCTTATCTATGTCTCTTGGGTAACCACCAAATAAAACATTACGACCTTTGTCATTTGCCCCAACTAAATCAGGGAATGCAAATTTTCTTGAATTATATGTCGAAATAAATGTTGGTAAAATTCCCAATACATCATAACATGACTTGAGAATCAATGTGTTATATCTTAATAAGGTTCCAATTGTATACACATTATTCGATTGTAATAATGGTTCCTCAATTATGACACGGGTAATACCAACATCTTTATATCCTAATAAATGTTTTTTAAACGCTTCCGCCTTTAAGATTAATTCTTCAATCTTATCTTCAGGTTGAGGTTTAATTTTTGGGGAAAAATGTGTTAATTCTAATAATTTAGACCCTGTCATATCGAACAGTGCCCACCCAATTGTCTTGGTCGAAATATCGAGTCCTAAGATTTTTGGCTTGTTTTTTAATTTTACATCTATACTCATATAACAATATATAATGAATATTTTTAGAAATGTAAAGCCTTAGAAATCAAGTTTTACATTAAACACTTGAATAGCGTCTCTTTTTGTGGGTGCACTAAACTTACCCGTAACCATCGTTTCTTTATTTGAATTTAATAAAGCAACTTCTGTAATATATTTATATCCAGATTTTTCAGTACCGTCTGGATTATATTTTGTTGGATTTTGAGATGTTTCGAATTTACCAGCGGGTAAATTAATAACGAAATTCATTACTTGAACATCCGTCCCAATTACAGTACTTACGGTCCCTTCCGTATATGTTCTTTCTTTTCCAAAATTAGTTAAAGAAGATGTGTATTGTGTTGTTCCACTTAAAGTAATTTTACTTTGATTGATTGTAAATGTGTGTCCGTTTTGTAAATCTGTTATACTACTTAATTCTCCTGTGAAATTTATTGAGTTCCAATCATTTGGGAGTGGTTGCTCTCCGTTATCTGTAAATTGATACAGTATGTGAATTTGTGTTGCATTATAACCACTATTTAAATGTTTAAATCCCCCACTATTAAATTTAACAGTAACATTCTCATCATTAGTTGTACCCGTTACTTTCATAAAATAACTACAAGGTAAATCTCCTGACACTGTACCTCCACTTAAAACATATGTTACCCATAACGTTTGACCTGTTGTTAAACCTGTAATTGGGTTATCATTTGTAATATAACTACTAACTTTTGGTGCTGTTAGAGTATAATTTCTGGTAGAACCTGTATCTAAAACCGCAACAATTTCTTGATCATCAAATACTATAATTTTTTGATTAAAGAAAATTTTACCGACACTATATTCATTAACGTCTAATAAATCAACATAATCAAGTTGGAAGTCTGAATTATATTCACTTGTTACTGATTTTGTTTTTCCCGTACTCATATGAAATATTGTACCTGTGGAATTATCACTTAATCTATGATACATTAAATTTGGTATTGTAACTTCAAAAAAATCAACATCTTTTTTATTACTAGGATTTTTAGTTGTATCATATATTGGAGTACCACTATAGTTACTAATATAGTCATCATATTTAAAAAACTTATACGGATCAACTGTAGTACCACTTTCTGAATAATGTAAAATTGCAATTGAATTTTGTTCTTCAGGTAATATTTCAACCTCTTCTAACATTGTGTTTCTTATTGTTGTACCTGTTATTGTTCCTCCCGAATAGTTAACAAAAGTTTGACCTGTTGAAGATGTGTATCCTAAATAACTTTTAACACCACTATAAACATTGCTTTGATAGTCTTTTAATGCTATTGTATCACTAACACCTAATGGTTTATTTTCCCAAACTGTGTTTAATGTCCATCCACTATTCGCTGTGATTATATTTCTACATTGTTGATTTTCATCATCTGGACTTTCAACGGGGATACCATAAATTGTGGAACCGGTTGCTGAATATAAAAATGGGTACTTAACATGTGTATTTTTATCAAGTGGTGCGAATACTCGTTGACTTGTAAGACCGCTTAAATTATAATTATATTCAGAATCACCTATAGAAAAATAACTAATTAAGAAATCACCTTTGGCAATGGCATTTCTACCTGCCTTAGTTAATCTTGCTGAAACTGTGGGTGTAAACCCTGTATTTAAGAAACTCATATTTTATAAATATTATTTGTAATTGTTTTATTTTTATCAACCTCCTGGAAGTGGGTCACCTCCTCCACCGCCGCCAACCACACATTCGGCGGTGTCTGTGTTTTGAATTGTTCCATCATTACTAAATATTCTTTGATGTGACCCATTTTGGTCGTTAAAAAACCATTCGCCTTGCATAGCTAATCCCGCATCTTCCCATTCTGTTGGGGTGGTTCCATTTAAAAAATATTTATAAGTACCATTTAGTACAAACGATTGGTACGGGCTAGTTAATGATTTGGCATTGGCACATGTTAAATAATAAAGATCGGACATTTGCCAACATGTTGAATTATTACCTGTTACAACTGCATTCGTCGTATTATATGTTGATGAACATGGATTATTATCAATTTTTAGTTGATATTGAATCCCTGTTGAGCAATATGGTGAACCCGAATCAATCCAATTAGCTGAGGTACTTGGTGCTGAGGTTAACATTGAATCTATTGATGTAAATGTTTGGGCTCCGCTTGTTCCGTTACTAAATTGATTTCCCGTAAAGTTTGAATTTGTATTTTCATATATATCGTATTGGTAAACAGTACCACTATTACATTCCCATCTTGCCCCACGAGATGTTAAATAAGTAGGTGCTGTTGATACTGGTGTTTGTGTTGGTGTTGGTGTCATTGATAATGATGGTACAGGTGTGTCACATGGAGTCCAGTCTTGTATAATTCCACTACTATTAATTGATGCTACCATTGTAAAGTTACCTGAAGTTCCTTGTATTTTAATTGCATACCATTTACCCGCACCATTAGGTGTTGTACCATCGGTTGTTACATTACCAGTGTATAATTGATATGTTATTCCTGATGTGATACTTGTTTCATTTACATAAAGGTTACCACTATTTAATTGGGTATATCCAAGATTTAAGGCTAGTTGTTGTTCGTTTACGCCACATACTTCCGACTTAATTGTTGTTAAATCAACCGTATCTCTTGTCCACGCAGTAACATATGCGGTTCTATTTTCAGGTGGTGGTGTTGGGTCAGTACAGCCTGTGTAGGTTGTTTTCTGAATATTTCCATTATACGTGTTTGGTACTTCTCTTTGTGTTGTATATGAACCTGTATATGTAAATTTAACACTATCACTTGGTCTTACATATCGTTGTCCAATACCTAAATTAGGAATAATAGTTGTAAATGCATATTCCGTACCAGGTGAGCACTCAGACAATTCATAATATGTAATTAAAATTGTTGGTGTTGGAGTTGTAGTTGGCGTTGGCGTTTGGCTTTGTGTGGCCGCTGGCGTGGCTGCAGGTGTTGATGTTGGCGTTTGGGTTTGTGTAGCCGCAGGTGTTGCCGTTGGCGTTTGTGTTGGCGTTTGGCTTTGTGTAGCGGCTGGTGTTGCTGTTGCCGTTGGTGTTGCCGTTGGTGTTGCCGTTATAGTGGCTGTTGGTGTTGCCGTTATAGTAGCTGTTGGTGTAACCGTTAGAGTAGGTGTAGGTGTTGGTGTTTTAGTTTGCGTTGGTGTCGGTGTTTGAGTTTTGGTTTGTGTTGGTGTAGGTGTGGGTGTTAACGGCATTATATCATCACATTGGTAATCTAAACCGTCTCTTGAATTGTCATTAGGTATTGCATATCTTGGTCTAGGATATGTGTGTTTTGATCTATTAAATAAATTATTTTCAGTTAAATTTCCTCCTGTCCATAAAGTCGTTGCTGGAATAAATTGTTCAATAATTTTCATCCAATTAGGACTCATTTTAGTTATGAACGCATTTAAATCAACATCAGTATAAGGAGTAAAATTTGTATTCTTTACATATTCATTATAAACCTGTTCTAATGTAAAGTATGATTTATTATATTTTGATTCACTTGTAGAAATAAAACCATTTAAAACTTCTTTAGTAAATTCTTCGAATGTTACACCTGACGTATATTGTGGTGTAATTCCCCCGATTGAAATTTCTAAATTTCTTGATTGTCTATAAATGTCATATTCGATGCATTGCGCGGAAGATAAATAAACCCCAATATTCTTTCTATTAAGAATTAATTTAGAATCGTATTCGTCATCACTAACACTTATTTTTAAATTGTCTATTTTAGGTTCTAATTCAAAACCATATTCTAATCCAGGTAAAATTCTAAAATAATTAAAATAATCCTCACCGTATGTATAATCTTTAGGTTTAGTTTTTATAGTTTTAGTTCTTCCTGTTAATTGGAAAACTCCATTGATAGTTGTACCACTAGATGTACTTTCATCTAAAACATCTGAAGACCTATGACTTAATGTTAAATCATACCAACCTGAACCCTTTTGGAAAAATATATCATCTTTTTCGTTTGTTATTTTTCTAGGTAATCCATCAGTATCGACTGGATATTCATCTCTTGTTAAATTAGTTGTTCCCGTTATTGTATTTTCAGTAAATCCTGTTCCATTATAACCCGTAATAACAAATTCGGTTTTTGTACCTTGTATTAAATTATAAACGTCATTTTGTACGTTATCATTTAATTTAGATTTTACTTTATAAACGTATTCGTTTATTTTAATCATTGGTTCGGGTGCTCCTAAAAATCTTAAAAAGAATTCGATTGAGTTCCTTGTACCTTTTGATTTATAAATGTGTGAAAGATTAACTAATAATCTTCTATAAAATTCATGTTCAGATTCAATTAAGTTTTTACCAATTGACTGTCCACCATATACACTATCTTGTCTTGTGTATAAAGTATCTTCTATATTTTGTTCATTGAATAAATTATGTGAATCTAACCCTAAATTATCTGATAAGTTTTTTAATAGTAAATCTGGAACGTTATTAATACCATCATATGTAACATTTCTCATGTTAGCGATGTTATCAATATATTTCTTTACCCTATCAAAACTTTGTCCATATAATTGAAATATTGTTTCTCCCTTTTTGTCATTTGTGTCGAATTCAAATAACTGTGGTGCTGCTAAAAATCTAACAACTAAGTTAGATTTATAATCATCTATCTCGTCAGCTAAATCACTTAATTTTGAAATGTAATCATCAAAATCTAAACCTACAGTTTGTAAGTTCCATCCATCTAACGCTAACGGCCAATTAACTTCAACAGTAATAATATCTGTTGTTCCTCCATCAGAACTATCTCTTGGTACTTTAAAACTTGCCTCGTATTTTGGATTGGTTTCTCTATTAAGTAAAAGTTCTTCTAAGTCATCTAAATTATTAAAGAACTCTTCAGTTACCCCATTATTGGGTCTAATTAAAAAACTATTTGTAGTTCCTGTAACTCCACTAAATGGATTACCTGAAACCTTTAAAGTAATATTTGTAGTACTTGTTGGTTCGGAATATGATAATATATCATAAGTTGTTCCACTATAATCTACAACGTATTTTTTATATGTGGAATAAAAATTTCTAAAATTGTTACTTGTCTCACTAATCGTTAAACTTTGTGGTTCGTTAATAACAATATCAAATGGATTATATAAACTTGATTTTTCTATCTCAAACTGTGTTGTTTTTGATATTGTATCGTATGTGATGTTCTGTGCAGTATAATCTGAAATTCTAACAGGTATTGTACCATCAACATAAAGAGCTGCTGGAAACTTTTTTACAATTCTTGAAATTGATACGTTTAATCTTTGTTTTAATGAACCGAATAAAGATTTACCGGCATCGTCAGTACTACCTTTGAATTTAATACTTTCTTTTTTCTCTGCAACACCGTCTTGTGTAGTTACAGCAGTTGTCTCTTCTTTTAATGAATCTAACGTTAAGAAATCCGAAAATGGTGACGTTTTAAAATTTTTACTATCTCTTTGTGGGATAATTTTATCTAACGCAAAATTGGTATTGGTTAATTGACTGCTACCGTCGGTAATTTGTACACCGACTAAACTATCACTAAACGTTTGTAATCCATTCGCCGCTTGGCTTGGTACCTTTGTAAATTTTGCCATTATTCGGTAATGTTGTCAAAGTCTAAACTTTCATCAATGATTTCTCTCTCTTCTCTAACCTCATACATTGTTTCATTGAATTCGTCTTTAACTTCAAACAAGTTATATTGTTTGTATATTGCGTTATTGTTATTATTATCATAGATGGTGTAGATACCCGGAGTAATCGCCTTCGTTTGATTACCGTAAAGAGCGTGAGCCAATGTACTTGCATCGTGTTCTACCATTTCTATTTCAAGTGTAGTTGGGTTAAAAAATGTATTTGTTAAAATAATGTTTTGTCCTGGTTGTCCAATAAATGGAACCACGTTTGGTCTACTTGATGGTGATGACGATGGTGTTATTGTTAAAAAAACCAAATTTGATGTTTGGTCTGTATATTGATAACGTATTGCTTTGTCCGTTGAATTAGACAAATTTGACACTATTGGTTGACAATAAAATGAAGATGTAACAACTCTATAAAAGTTTGGTATTTTTTGAAAAGTACCATTTGTATTAATATACTCAATTCTATATCCAACTAAACCTTGTGGTGTAAATCTATTTCTATATGCAGCAGGTACGTTATTTAAATCAATAACTAAACCCCTTACAGATGGTAATGACGCTAAAACTCCACAATCTGTAATTGATGTTCTAATTTGTTTTGGTCTAAGATGTAATGTGTAAACACCAAGTTCTGAGAATTTCTCAGATGTTAACTTCAAATTGTATAAACCTCCCAAGATTTCATTTCCTTGTACATTAGAATCGTCAACAGTATTCTGATTATGATATACCGGTGTTAAAACGTCCTCAGCATTTAATCTTGTCAAGGTAATTGGTGCTGTGGTTGTTCTACCAGAAGTATAATGATATAAAATCTCAACATCTTCTGGTGATACATCTGCGGGTCTTACAATACCATAACTTCCTACTGCCATATCTTTTTATTTATAAATATAATTTTTATTGTTTTTTCACTTTAAAATACCCACCACTATACACACTTAGTTCTCCCATGTTATCAACTTCACCTAATCTTAGGTTCACTTCCATCACTCCTTGTTTACCTCTTTCAACAAAAACATCAGAATAAACGGTTGGTTGTTCCACAAATCCCAAGAAATGTTCGTTTCTCGTTAATATAGAGTCATATATCGTTTCTTTAGTAAATCCCGAAGTATTTCCTGTTATCATCGTATAACCGTCCTCATAGTCCCTATAATAAAGATGTTGTGAACCCATTGTTTGCCCCGTATATGTAAATGTATAATCTTTGTATTTTAACCCTTCATTTGTTGTACCCGTAGTTACTCCAACATATTCGGTTGACCCATATTTTCTTTTTTCTTCAATTCTACTTCCACCAACCGCTAAAAACGTTGTTCCGGTATAACCTGTAATTACACTTATTACCGTCCCGTTTGTTGTATAACCCGTAGTGGTACCAGATGGTAAATGTTGTTCATATGGATATGGTGTGATTGGTGACTGTCCCAAAGTGGTATTATCGTGTTGATAATAACCCGAATCTCTAAAATCTAAAAAACTTTGTGTTACCGAATCGATAGATGAATACGTACCATCTTCCAAAAGGAATGATGGGATAACGAATGACATTGTTGCAAAACTACCGAAATTTGACATAATTTAAATTGTACACTAGTAAATATCTTTACTATGTATTTGGTACAATATAAACAATTAATTACTTTTAATAAATGAATTATTCTACGAACCAATAAAAATTAACATCTCTTGATAATCCTGATGGGGTATATGTCAATCTATACGCTGAGGTGTTAATTGACTGGTCTGGTGTATAAGTACTTCTTGTCATCCCGAACATTTGTAAAGTTGTAGACCCTATAATACGAGCACCTAAAGTACCAGCTAAAAAAGCTCCTGTACTGAGTCCACCTGATGTTGATACGTGTGTAACTGTAAAATCTGTCTCACTTATAAAAGAATAAACATCCGTCTCCCCAATTATTACTTCATAACTACCACCTCCACCATCACGTCCACCAGCCGCGATAAAAGTTTCAGGTGATGCTCCATATGTGGTGGCTTCTATTGGGCCTGGTCTATATGATTGTAAAGCCTCTATTGATATATTAATATCCGCCGAGCTACTACAAACACCAGTACTTGTTACTCTAATTGTAACATCTCCCGGATTAACCGTAACATTATATCCACTTATTAATGATGCTCTAGAAACACTTGTTGCGTACTGAGTACTTGTACCCAAATGATCAATAATTGCCACTGTAAAATTATTTGCTGCCGTTGCCAAATTTAATCCCGTTCCTGTTACTGTTACTACTGCCATATTCTATAAATATTTGTTTTTTTTTTGTTTTATTCTTTTTTTTAATTAGTTAATTTCTTCCAAATCACTACAGTTCATTAAACCTAACGATGCACACGGTGAAGTGTAATCACTACAAAATCCACCAGGTTCAGCTTTACACGAATAAGTAGTAGTACCTCCACCACCTCCACCAGTTGGTGCTACATAAGGGTCGTTACCTCCACACCATTGGCTATTATCACATTTTCCACCTATTCCAATTACCATTCCAACATCTTCAACAAATTGGAATCCAGAAACACCATATCTAAATGATACCGATATGGTACTACAAATGTTAATTAATATACCTCCACCTGGACCAACAGCTTGTTCGAAATCACCATAAGGTCGAGTAACGTATGTATTATCAGTTTTTCTATATTCAATATATAAGTCTTGACCATTATTCGTTAACATACTTGTTGGGATGTAAATACTATAACAATTTCCTATACAAGCAGTAGTACCAACCACTCCACTAGTTGTAACACAACCATTAGCATCGGTAACTTCAAGACAGTATCCATATTCATCAATACTACTAACAGAAACAGATGGTGACCCTGAAGTTACACCTGTATATGTTCCAACTAAAGTTCCTCCACAGGTATTATAAGGTGCTGACGTGTCAGCATATAATCTATATGTTTTAGGGAATACTCCTCCAGATGACGACAATGTAATTGCACCATCCGCGGTTCCGTTACAAGTTGCAAATGTATCAACCGTAATAGTTGCAGTTTGTTCTGCAGGTTGAGTAATTACTATTGTTGTAATAACATTTACACAACCAGCTCCGTCTTTAACGTATATTGAATATGTCCCGATACTTAAATTACTGAACAAACCGCTTGATTGGTAATTTTCTCCGTCTCTTGAATAGGTATATCCAGAACCACTTCCACCTGATGGACTTGATACGGTAATTGAACCGTTAGATCCACCATAACAACTTACATTAGCGGCTAATGTATTTGCGGTAGGTGCGGATTTAGATAATGTTACACTGTTAGAAAATGCAACACATCCACCATCTGAAACCATTACCGAATATGTTCCGGTTGGTTTATCTGAGAATGTACCACTTGCCTGTGGACTTCCATAACTTATACCATCGGTACTAATATAATATGTAAGACTTGCAACGCCGCCAGATGCTGTGGCAACAACTGAACCTGTATTACCTGTCCAACATGTTGGGTGATTTCCCACCGCCAACGATACCGTTATTTGTCCTGGTTGTGTCACCGTTACTGAATACCAATCACTTTCACAACCTTGACCGTCTTTTATTTTGTAATAATAGGTTCCTGCTGGTTTACTACCGTATGACCTACTTGTTGTGGTCTCTTGATAAGATCCTCCTGATTGTGTATTAACATCACTAAGTTTAATCGAATATGGTCCTCCTTGTCCTCCACCCATGGAAGAAATAACAATAGTTCCTGATGAATTACCATAACAATCAACATTAGTAACACTAGTCGATGCTGATGGTTGACTTCTAGCTAAATCAATTCCAAAAACAGATGAAATACAACTTGGTGTGTTTCTATCTCTTATTTTAGCATAATAATATCCACTAGATAAACTATTAAATGTTGCACTTGTTTGCCATGTTCTACTAGCATTAGCCGTATCGACATTTAATGAAATTGAATAATCGTATAAACCTGAACTACCAGACCCAGACAATATTATTTGTCCTGTTGTACCTGTCCAACATGTTGGTATAGTTGTTGAAGATGTTGTTACACTAAGTTGTGATGGTTGTGTTACGGTTGCATTTGTGCTACCAACTTCACCATATGTATCTTTTGCATATATATCATAACTACCAGCGGTTAAATTGGAAAATGTTGCACTAGCTTGGTAATTTGTTCCGTCTTTAGAATATGTATAATTTGCGGTACCTCCAGCAACGCTACTTACAACAATTGAACCCGTACTACCATAACATGTTGCGTTAGTGACTGACAATGATGGTGTAATTGTTACGTCGGTAATTGATATTGTTATTGTTTTATCAAATGTTAAACTTGTACTATCAGTTACTCGTACTCTAATATAATATATCGCCTGTGCTTCGTAGTTAAACACTGCAGCACTTTTTAATACTCCCGATGTAATTGTGAAACTACTATTATCAGGATAATTTACAGTATCGTGTAATGCAAATGTCATTACACCACCTTCAGGGTCTGTAGCTGAGAATGTACCGATTGTTGTACCTGTTGGTACATTTTCGGATATTGACGCTGAACTTATTGAGATATCGGTTGGTGCCTCGTTTACGTTTGTAACTGTGATTGTAAATGTTGCTTCGTGATATAATCCACCTGCATCTGTTGTTCTAACTCTAATTGAATATGTTGATGGTGATTTAGCCTCATAGTTAAACACAGATGTATTTCTTAAATTCGCACCACTAATATTAAATGATGCATTATCTGTGTCGCCAGTACCTGCAACTAAACTATATGTAAATGTATCTCCACTATCCACATCCGATGTTGAGAATGTGCCTATTGTTGTATTTGATGCCGTATTTTCAGCTTGTGATGTATTACTTAATAATAATGCATATGGTGTTTCATTAACATTATTTATAGTAATTGTAAATTGTTTTTCAGTATATTGTCCAATGCTATCCGTACTTCTAACTCTAATTAAGTATGAAGTTTTTGATTCGTAGTTTGGTATAAATCCATTTTTTAACGATGAACCTGTTATTGTAAAACTACCATTGTTATCATCTCCTGTGCCCGCAACTAATGTATAAGTGTATGTATCACCCGGATCAAGACTTGTTGAACTAAATGTACCTATGGTTGTACCTGTTGCAGTATTTTCATTTATTGAACTATTACTTAATGAAATATCCGTTGGTGGGTAGTTTGGTGTTGCGGAAGGTGTTGGAGTTGGGGTTGGTGTTAGTACTTGAACCGATAAACCAAATTCGCAGACGGTTGTTGGTGTCGGCGTTTGAGTTTGAGTAACTGTTGGTGTAACTGTATTTGTTGGTGTTACAGATGGAGTTATAGTTGGTGTAACCGTATTGGTAGGTGTTGGAGTTGGAGTTGGGGTTAATACAACCACTGATAAACCAAATTCACAAATAGTTGTTGGTGTTGGTGTTTGAGTAGGTGTTAATGATGGAGTAACAGTATTAGTAGGTGTAACGCTAGGTGTAACAGTATTTGTTGGTGTAACGGTGGTTGTTGGTGTTGGTGTTGGTGTTAACACAATTACAGATAATCCAAATTCACAAACTGTTGTTGGTGTTGGCGTTTGAGTAGGTGTTAATGTTGGTGTGACTGTATTTGTTGGAGTAACTGTAGGTGTAACCGTATTGGTTGGTGTTGGAGTAACGGTTGATGTTACAGTTGGGGTTGGTGTAGGTGTTGGTAATAAGTAACAATCTCCAGTTTCTAAAATTCTAATATTTGCAACAGGATAATAATTAACTTCGTCCTGTGAACCTTTTAAAGATTTATATGCAATTGGTTCATTTATTATGTATATACCTTCGGTAACGTTTGAATAAATTGTATCAACAATTCCCGTACTTATGTTATATTCATCATATTGTACAAAACCATATGAATCAACAATGTATGTTGTTCCACTATAATATTCACATGGGGTAACACCCGCGCTTTGTGCAAATGATCCTTGTTCAAATGTTGTTTTATTATATGGGTTTGGTGAATCCCAACTTGTAATATTAACACTTGTAATTGTTCCTCCTGTATATGGAATATTTAATTGGACGAATTTAGTTGTTTCATTTGGTTCAATTGTAACGTTTTTTGTTGTAAATAAAACGGTACTTCCCGTGTAAATGTTTACAGTAAATGTAATCCCAACATATGTTGGTGATACATTTCCATTAGAATCAAAAACGTTAAAATTTAAACCATTATCATCATTATCTAAATCAGAAACTTCTTCTACATTAATAAAAAGTGTTTGTGGTTTATAATATGTAAATACATTACTATCAAAAGGATAAACTTCTCTGTATGAGGATTCATTTGCCTCACTATATGTTGTTGCAGTTAAGTTGTTATCATAAATATAAAAACCGTCAGGATTTGTTCTATTTTTTATTATACCTTTATTAATCGTATCACCAGTATAAAATAAATTTGTGTTCCAGTTTGTTATAAGACCGTCAAAATCATTTCCAAATGATAATGATAAATCACTTGGGTTATATGAGTCTATAAACCAAGCACTTGTATAATCAAAATCATCACCATTCAAATTATAAGTTCCACCATTTAATTGTGATGTTAAAGAATTTGTTCCTGAAAAAATATCAGTAACAATACCATATTGAACTTTATAAAATACTAAATTATTCTTTTTATAATCTCTATAATATCCATTTAATGCTGATAGTTTACCATCAACATCATAATATAATTTTTTATTTATTGTTATACCTAAAGAATCTGAATTATCATACCAAAGTGAAAAATAATTTGGTGACGTTTCCAATTTTAATTCATGTGTAAAATATGTTTCAATATTAATTACGCCTGGTTTTTTCTCTGCAGATATTGTATTTGTACTTAATGAAGTTGTTAAACTATCAAGATAAGCCTGTGCTTGATTATCAGCATCTTGCTGTGATACCATTGATACGATATATCCCTCAGGGAGTGAATATGATAATGGTACAGGATTATTTAATTCACCAATTGTTGTTGAGTCTTGTCCGTCGCCAATTAACGAAATTGCACTACTACTATATAGTGTTGGATTGGTTGAGTATTTTTCAGGGAAACCAAAAACATAAGATAGAAAGAATAATCTATGTACGTCGGTAATATATTCTCTTTTTGTTACATCATTTAGAATATCAACTTCATTATATGTTTTAATTCCGTCAACATATTTGTATGACAATTTTCTAATTGTTGATAACCCTGTTGTTGATTCATTCGGTACAAAATAGATATATCCACCATCTGAATAGTACCCACTTATAATTCCAGTTAAATCATCATATAATTTAATAACAGAATCATCATCATTTAAGAAAGGTCTATTTGAATATCGTTTTCTAAAATATTTTGGTTTTTGTACAAATAATTTTTGTTGTGGAATTATTAAATAAACAAGTGCGGCAAAAACTAAAAGAGGCCAAATAAATCTAATTAACGTTACTGCAATTTTATTCCACACTCCACTTAATCCATTTGAAATTAGAGCCGTATTTGTGGCATCTGTAAAAAGACCTAAAGTATGAGTTTCAAAGTAATTAGCCGCAAGACCTCCTCCACCAGCCCACAATTTGAACTTATTGTCTGGCATGTATTTTTTCAAATCTGGTATGTTACTTCCACCAACATACCCTCTAGTCATGTAATTCACACAATGTTCAAATCCTGTGGCAGGTATGTGTCTTTCATTTCCAAAATCATAAGTTGTAAATGTGTTATTATTAACATCATACTCATTTGATGTTAATCCGCTCCAACCTAACAAATATGAATAAACAGATGGTTGTAATAAATCCGCACCATTTATTATTTTATTTAGAGTTCCAACACCAACCATTGTGGGTTGTACGTCTGCAGGTACATATCTTCTTCTTATGTCGAATGTGTAATCCGCAGGTGGATTTGTAAAAAATTCTCTAAAGTTGGTCATTGCCTTATTTTCAGGTCCATCTATAACTTCATTAGTATGTCTTGGTCCGAATAACCATTTTGTAACAACGTAATTTACTTGTACCCCAAAATCTCTTTTTAATAAATTACCTACTTGATAGACTTTATTCGTTGGTGAAGTCCTTACACTATCTCCATAAAAATATGGTAAAGCTGGTGTTGCCAATAAGTCATCCATCCAAATGTAATTACCTTTTACAGAATAATTATTCGTTGAACCTGACCATTGTGATATTGGTATCTTAGACCAAATTTTAGTAACAAATGTTGGATTATGATACGCGTCATATGGTGAGTAGGGATTTACACCCATATCATAACCATATATCTCATTACCGCAACCAATTGTAACTTTCACATTAGTTGTGCCTCCATTGAATGATTTATTTTGACCCACAGCCAATCTAAGATTAACCATTCCACTTTTTGTAACAACATAAAATGTTTTAGAGGTGTTAAAATTTCTTGGTCCAATTTTTATAAAAGCACCTTCACCAAGTTTATATCTTACTTTTATTAAACTATAAGGTGTTACAACATTATATGCGCCAGAATTTCCAGAATTATATGAATATGAAACTTCACCAATTTGACCACCATATAATCCATCAGTTATTAATAATGATACATCTTCAGCACTATCTGTGGCGGTAACTGTTACAGGTACTATTCTATTTTGAGTTGCAGTACCCGCTAATACATTCTTAATTGCGTATTTTAATCCATTTGGTTTAATACCTTCCGTTCCGGGTATAAAAGGGGTACTTTCAGTATAATCACTTAAATTAAACGGTATTGTTAATTCCCCTGTACCGCAACCATAACCGTCACCAAAACAGTTACCTAAATATTCAAATTTGTGTGTTGTTGAATTATAACTATATTTTGTTCTATTATTTAAATCTCCAATACTTAATGTTAAAGTTTCATTACTGCTAATTTCAGTTTGTAAATATGGATCAACGTACCATGGTCCAACTGTAAATGGTGTATAATCGGTAATGTTTTTATTCACTAAACCAACAATTGGTGAATTAGGTAATTTTTCTCTATAATATGTAACTATTTGTGGGCAAGTTGAACAATGTTGGGTTGACGATGTAAACCCTCTACAAAATTCAGCAAAAATTAATGATGGGTTACAATCTAATTCTACGTTGATCGCTCCACTTGTTCCATCGGACGTAATAACATCTAACATAATAAAACCATTATCTTCGATATTTGCATCCATCAAAAATTGGTGATATTTTATTGTTTGTGTAGATATATTACCTAAATCATATTCATCTAATATTCTTAGAACTCCGTCTACTTTGTATTTTACTCTTACTTTAACTTTTGTTGACCCAATATTTGGAGATATTGGTGTGAATATAAATTTTAAAAGTTTTAATACTTTTGGTATTTTAAAAACATATGTTAGTTTTAAGTCAGATAATTGTGATCTTAATAAATAAAATGAAAGTCCACTATGTGTACCGTTTCCGGACCATGTTAAACTTTTGGTGACACCACATTCGTGTGATAGATTATCTGGTGCCTCCCCCGCTACTGTACAATTTATTTCAAATGAACTCATCTACTATAATTACTTTTAACTTGTTTTTAGTCCGTAAATTGGTGAATTTAATCCGGGAGTATGTTTTATTTTTATTGTCTCATTAATAATACCACTATTTGACGACTTTAGGTATGTTTTATTAAAACGTTCTTCTTTTGTTGAATAATTGAAAACGCTAACAGTAGTATCTAAAGATTGGCTAGGTGTTATGAAAAGATTAATACTATATGTACCTTCAATATCAGACACATTAAACCAAATTATTTTATCTACCTTATTAAAATTGTTCGATATTTCAGGAACTTTTAATGTTGTTATTGCCATTTTTCAGTTAATTTTATAAACATGTATAATTTTGTAATCCAACTTCACCAGTTGTTTTATTATAATCATATCCAGATTTACCTCCAAATAAACCATGTACAAAATAATTTAAATTGAATGGTAATGTACCGGCAGCATCTTGGAAAACATAACTTGGTGGTGAAAATAAAGTAGGTCCTGGTACGTAATAGAAACTAATTGGATACCCTCCACACATATTATTATTATCTTTAACATTACTAAAATATCCAACCATATAATATTCAGCTGAGGTATCATTGTAATATATATCGGCAGGTGTTACCGTTCCTGAACATGAATCACCTTGTGAAATTGAAACTCCTTGTCCATATCCGCTATCTTTTATTCCACAAGTTGTGAATATTTCACCAGCGGTTAATATTCTAGTTCTCCAAGCTCCAACACAACTAACCCACCCAATTGTGGTTTCTATCTCACTATTAGAAACAAATGTTATTTCTAAACAATCGTCAGTTCCGGCATTACATGAATAACCACTATATAACTCAGTGAATGACGCCAAATCGACATATGGTGTACCGCCGGTCAATGATTCATAAACGTAACAATCATCTATTCTGTGCATTCCCGTTGATGATATAAACTTATAAACGGTATCAGTATTAGTATCGTATTTTATATAACCAGGATCTGTTACATTTATTTGAGTTCCGGTAATGTATGTTTTAGTAACTAAATTACTACCACAATCTAATGTACTTGGACATTCAATTTTTATTGTTAATGTATAAGGTATAAAGATGTTTTCATATGCTGTTGAATACACAACCACATCCATTGTTGTTTTTTCTTTTGTACTATAAAAACCAACAACATCTTCTTGGTAAACAACTTGTCCGAGTGTTGATGAGTATGCTTCACCTATTTTTTCATCATAATTACCCACAAATACTTCATCCGATGAATTCAATGAGGTATATGATACAGTTACAGGTACGTTACCATAAGTTTGACCAATGTCAAATTTAGTGTTTATGTATGTATAACCTGGTGATGATATAGTAAATTGATATTCCGTATTACTACATGAAACACTTTTAAATATATTACTTAAAGTTGCACAATCTCCATCTCTTTCTACTAATCTTGAATTATTTTGTGGTGATGCACATTCTTCACCATTTTGTATACAAACATATGCTTCTGTTGAACAGTTGTCCGTACAAATATAATCTACATATGTACCTGGATTTGAGAACGTTAGGTAATCCATATCTCCGGTAGTTGTTCCGCATGGATAATAATAAACATATACTTTACCGTCAGTACTTAAATTAATATCTCCTTGTGTGATAACGATATCATATGAAGTACATCCAGCACAATCTCTTGGTGTACTTGTTGGTGTAGGTGTAAGAGTTTTGGTTGGTGTTGGTGTTATAGTTGGTGTTGGTGTTATAGTTGGTGTTGGTGTTATAGTTGGTGTTGGTGTTGGTGTTGGTATAATTGTTCCACAATCAAGATATTCAGTCTTAACACAACGATAGTTACTCGGATTGGACGTATCTAATAGGTAACCAGTAGGGCAAGAGTAATTAGAACAGAATCCTTGACCTGCCTTAGAACCTCCAGGTAAGTAATCTCCTGTTGAGAATACTCTTGTTATCATGGAAGTACTTGTGGCATTTGATAATTCTGATAATGTATTGTTGTAAATTTCCGCAGAAAATGAACCTACACTACTTCTATTCCAGTTTTCTAATTCAATAATATTATCTCCAGCATTTAATTGGTAAGGGTATACGTGCCAAAACTTAAAGTTAGATTGTGGTGAATTATCCGCTTGGTCAACTATTGTTGTCCCATTAATTTTTATTGTAACATCATTATCACCAGCAATACCGATATAATAAGTTTTTGTTTCTGTTAATGTAATTGTGGTACAAAAACTAACCATCCCCATATATGTTGGATTACCACTAACCCAAACATTATTATCATTCATTCTTGTAGACCAAAAAGTTTCTACTGTAGTTGTTGATGAACCGTCGTAAAGGGCAGTATTACCTTCAAAACCATACGTTCCACTTATTGAGTTACCCGTACCATTAAAATCATTTAAATTATAAATTCTAACTCCCCATTGACCGTAGTTTACGTTATCATCACCAGCCGCAGGTGTGTCATATGTGTTTAAAGTTGGGTTAGTTGTAACCACTTTATAACATCCAGAATGGTCTGGTTTCATAGTATAACCTTCAGGACAAATACATGGTGTTGGCGTTGGTGTAAGAGTTCTAGTTGGTGTTGGTGTAGTAGTTTTGGTTGGTGTTATAGTAGGTGTAACCGTTGGTGTAACTGTATTCGTAGGTGTTAATGTAATAGTTGGTGTAACTGTCGGTGTTACGGTATTTGTTGGTGTTAAAGTAATAGTTGGTGTAACCGTATTGGTAGGTGTAATACTTGGTGTAACTGTCACCGTTGGGGTAGGTGTTGGAGTTAATGGCGCTAAAGTAATATCTAACGTATTTTCACAAATAAAATCTATATTTTTAACAATAATTTTAGTTGTTTCTAATGGTACAGAAACTAAAACTCCATCATAAAAAGTTAATTGACTTAATGTTAAACCTGTTGCAGGACTATTTTCATAGTACAGAGTCGCCAATGTAGACAAATCATCATAGTAGATGTTGTAAGGTCCATTTGCGGAGTTCCCCTGAAGTTTAACATATATATACCTTACCATTATTTGTTTATATTAAATATTTTTTTTAACATTATCCACACGTTATTTTATTTATTACTAAATCATATGTTAAGAAACCTGTTGATGTTTTAGTTATTAGTTCACCGCTAACCCATTTACCATCTAATCCCATAAATTTATAACAATTACCCACGGTTAACGTTTGTACCGACCTTAATTGTACTCCTTTCAAATATTGTCTATCTGACCTAATATCTGTAGGGTTTTTGATACTTCTAAATCTGTTATCAATGCTTGATTTTAAGAAAGCAGAATCACAAGCTCCAACTTCTATAGATTCGACAATACCTATTGAATTGACGTTGTATTTGTTTCCGTTAGGTAATAAATAACTACCTGCTCTGTAAACATTTATGTAACCACCTCTTGGTCCTTGTTGATATAATTGTGAACCTACAACTAAAGGTGCTCCACTAGGAATAGATGTTTGTCCGATATTATATTTTAAGAATATAAGTTCATTAGTATGGTTACAAATTTCTTGTCCTGTTGGTGCATATAAGAATGGTGATGTTGCTTCAGTACCTATTGATTGATTACCCATCCAAATAATATTATTACTTCCTCCATGACAAGCTCCCGTATAACTAATACCATATTGCCCCGATGATGCCACAATAGGTGTTGCAAAACTTACATCATTATCATAATTGAGATGAGTAGATAAAGTAGAACCATTGAACGCATATAACGTGAAATTAGTTGGTCCGTTATAGAATCGTATCATATCTGACCATCCATCGTAATATCCAAAATATAATTCTTTTAATTGTGGATCATAATCACAACACATAGTAGTTACTTCAATTGTTGTTGGTTCAACACATCCACTAAATATTTGTGTTGTTGTTGGTGTTGGCGTTGGTGTTAGTGTTAATTCCAATCCAGCTGTTGGTGTAACCGTACTGGTTACAGTCGGTGTATTTGTATTAGTTGGTGTAACCGTAGGTGTTGGGGACGGTGTAATAGTTTGGGTTGGTGTATTTGATGGTGGTGGTACCGTACAATCTGAACATGTTGAGTATTCTCCAACAATAACTCCAGAACTTTCTGGTGACATTGACGTTATTCCAATAATTGTGTAACAATTTCCATTACTACTTCTTACAATTTGACCATAAGCAGGTCCAAAATTATTAGGTCCATTATATCTTATTACACCTGTATAAACTGATTCGTCTTCAGGAGTATATTGGTCATCACATCTTTGTACATCATAATATGTTATTGATGGTACCAAAATTTCTGTAATATCACAATCAAATCCACAGTTTGGTGTAGATGACGGTGTAATTGTAGGTGTCGGTGTTATAGTCGCTGTTAGTGTAACAGTCGGTGTAGGTGTTGCCGTATTGGTGGGTGTTGCTGTTTGCGTTGGTGTAACAGTTTGTGTTGGGGTTGGGCAAGTAGTGACTGATGAAATATATGCATTTCCCGATACTCCAAATTCACTAATTTCTAAGATATTTGATAATCCTCCTCCCGATAAATAAAATACGGTTGCGCTTGATGATAATGTAATTTGAATATCTTCAATTGTCCATTTTTCAGAACCATCAGGTCCTTTATATAAAAACTCTCCAGCTTCCATTGGTTGGTCCGCATCATAAATTAATATGTTGCTAGAATAACATTCAAAACAAGATGCATTTAACGAATCTTTAATACAATAACCACTACTATCTAATGGGTTAGTTGGTGTAGGTGTAACCGTTGGCGTTTGTGTAGGTGTCTCCGTTGGCGTTTCAGTCACCGTTGGTGTAACAGTATTTGTAGGTGTTACAGTATTCGTAGGTGTAACAGTATTTGTAGGTGTTACAGTATTCGTAGGTGTCTGAGTTGGAGTCTCCGTAGGTGTTTGCGTTGGTGTAACAGTATTTGTAGGCGTTTGCGTAGGAGTCTCTGTTGGCGTTTGCGTAGGAGTTTCTGTTGGTGTATTCGTTGGCGTTTGCGTAGGAGTTTCTGTTGGTGTAACAGTATTCGTAGGTGTCTGAGTTGGTGTCTCCGTAGGTGTTTGCGTTGGGGTTTCTGTTGGTGTTTGTGTTACGGTATTTGTAGGCGTTTGGGTAGGTGTCTCTGTCACCGTTGGTGTAACAGTATTTGTTGGTGTATTGGTAGGAGTCTCTGTTGGCGTTTGCGTAGGAGTTTCTGTTGGTGTAACAGTATTCGTAGGTGTCTGAGTTGGTGTTTGCGTAGGAGTCTCTGTTGGCGTTTGCGTAGGAGTTTCTGTTGGTGTAACAGTATTGGTAGGTGTTTGCGTAGGAGTTTCTGTTGGCGTTGGTGTAACAGTATTTGTAGGTGTAACCGTTGGCGTTACTGTTGATGTTGGTGTTGGTGTTGGCACGTATTCAATAAATGCCTCTACTAAATAATTGTCTCCCGAAAATATACTTTGTGTAATTTCTAACGAATTACTATTATCAACAACAACAGATTGATCATAAATAACTGTGTTTGTTACAACATCAGTTATTTTAATTCTGTGTCTCCAATAAAATTCACCAGTTGTAACCCACTGTGCTAAAAATATTCCTCCATCTCCACCATTAACATATGGTAGTAAATCGTAATTTGCCTCAAATTGAAGATGTGGTGTTGTTGTTGAAGGTAATGATGATGAGTTCGGATCCCAAATTTTAAATATATCTCCATTTCCGGTTATTAATCTTAATGTGAATGTACTATTATCATCAGGACTATCTACTTCGTCATATATTTTAAGAGTAATATTTGAACTTTCCGGTGTTGGTGACGGTGATAATGTTGGCGTTACACTTGGTGTAACAGTGGTTGTTGGTGTAACTGTAGGTGTAGCAGTTGGTGTAACTGTATTGGTAGGTGTAACTGTAGGTGTAGCAGTTGGTGTTTTGGTTTGTGTTACGCTTGGTGTTATAGTTGGTGTAACTGATGCTGTTGGGGTTGGCGATGGGGATATTGAAACTGTTGGTGTTACGGTTGGTGTCATCGACATTGTTGGTGTAGGTGTTAAATTTTGAGCACATTCCACCGTAACAGCTTTGATTACTTCTTGAGTAAACCAAGGTTCATTAAGACTTATTTTAATATCTTTATTGCCGTTTGTTGAATATGCCTTTACTGCGGTGCCATTAACACTAATCGGTGTTGTACTATTATCCCCCCAATGTATTGTAAATTGCAATTCGTCGAATAATCTCGTAGAATTTGCGTTTGTAGTTCCTGTTATGGAAACAACATTACAATCAACTGAATAGTTGAAATTAATGGATACGGACTGACTTTCATTTCCGATGTTTTTATCAAATCCAACCATTGAACCATATTCATCAACTTTAGAATCTAAGAATAATGGTATTTGGTAGTTGTCATAAATTTGTGTTTTAATATATGACTCCGTACCTGTGATTGCATTCCAAGTGTTTGGTGTTGGTGTTCCCCATCTATAGTAACCAGATGCAACTGTTCCTCCGCTTACATTATAAATTGTGTCTCCAGTTGATGGTCCTACATAAGCATTACCTGTATTTCCGGTCCAAGACATAAGTTCTTCGTTAGAGTCATACCAAAAACGACCGGTTAATGAAACCAGTTTTGTTTGTGGTATGTTTTTTCTCTTAATAGAATGCCTTATTCTTTTCATTTATTATAATTAGTTAATTATTAGGAACAACTTGACCATTCGCTTATTGTTCCTACCTCTGAAATAGTTGCTATATATGATATTTTAGATTTTCCTGGTAATAAAATTGCATATAATTTACCATTTCCATTAAATGTTTGTCCTCCCGTATTTGAGTCCCATAGTGTATATGTTGTTGGTGGTGTAATAGATGTCTCATTAACATATAAAGGTCCATATTGTGTATAACCAGCGCCCTGTAAAACATGTGGATATTGATTACAATATTGTTGTAGTTGTGTTGAGGTTGGGTAACCGCTATTTAATGTATATGCAAATATTTTTTGTGTTCTAATAACTGGAGGTGCAACATAATCACAATTATAAAGTTGTATTTCTTCTCCGTTAATTATTGTTTTTGCCTTTGTTACCGTATATAACGTGTTACTAGGTTCACCTAAAGAGGCTGATTGTGATCCAACAATAACATAAAAATATCCTGATGACCCCTCAACTCTTTCTCCACTATTAAATGCAGTTGATAAAACGCTAATTGACCAAACATCGTAATTACCGTCCAAATATCCGGCACTGTTTTGGAATTCACATGGTCTAAGTTTAAAATAGGAATTAGTAGATTCGGTCCCACTCACTGGCGTTGCAGAAGGTGTTGGAGTTGGGGATGGAGATAATGCAATTCCTATCGTTGGTGTTGGTGTTGGGGTTAAAGTCATTGTTGGTGTTGGTGATGACGGTGGTGTAATCGTTCCTCCTCCACTTTCATAAAATTTAATAGGTGTTGCTGTTGTTCCTACTTGAGCACCTTTCGTTCCGTTAAATTTATATATCTTATATGAATAATCTCTTTTATCTATATCAACTTGAAAATACATATCCTCATTCTCTTTAATTTCACGAGATGTTGCATATACGTCATTATAAAAATCCGTTATTAAACCATCTTTAGCATTAAAGAATTTAGCAGTCATAAAAAAAGTATTACCTGTAGTGGTACCACTTAAATTAGTTTCATCTAAAACACTCTCATCTTGAAACCAAAAAAGATACATGTTTTCCTTGTTTGTATAATTTGAACCGTGGAAAACAGGTACGTGTATATTTTCTTGTAATGGTGTATAAAAATATTTTTCACCTAACGGTAATGTTAAATTTTTTGTGAATATTAATTTTCTATTTTGTCTTGTCGGTGCAGTATAACCTGTTACATTACCATTAACATCTAATAAATTTGGTGTTTTATAAAACTCTAATCTAAAGAAACTCTCTGTTGATTGTCTCAACATTTTAGCATTTTCCTTGGGTTCTATACCAACTAAACTATAATCTAATCCCTTACTATAATTTCCATTATTAGAAAAATAAAAATAGAACCATATATCAGATTCACTAATACCATCTGGTTTATGAATATATCTAACAGTTTCATAATTGTCAATTGGGTTAATGATGTCATTCAACACTTCATCTTCAAATTGTTCCATGTTTTCTTGCCATCCCAAATTCATTTGGAAGTCAAGTTCGTGGTTCAATACAAGATTTAAATCAGTGTTTTGTCTTAATATTTTCATTAACAATCAGTTATTTTTTTATTTTTGAATTTTGAAATTCCGTCTTGTTTATTTGTGTGGAATCTCTCATTTCTTAAATAGAAGTTTATGTCATTTTTTACATAATGAATACCGTTTGTAAATGGAAACTTTGTACCATATCCATCAATATCGACATATCCATGGTCATATAAATCTCTCCATCTCCATACACCTTCGGCAGAATCGTACTTGGCGTTTTCAGGTAAATTAAAAATGTCTTTAGTTTTAGCACTTTCAGTATATGGTGATAATTCTCTTAATTTAACTCTGTGATGTGGTTGGTAGTATAATCCAAACATATTTGTTGCAGAAGAACCTGCAAAAATTGTACTTCCAGTTTGCCCATAATCAAAAATTGTTGTTGGGTTTGTTAATTTTTGAAAGGATTCACAGATAATTCTTTCTTTTAATTCTTTTCTATTATATTCAACAAATGCACCATTTAATACTGTTCCTTTTGTTAATTCATTTCCACTTGTAAATGTTATACCTTGTCTAATAAAAGGTGTTCCCGTACCCATTGAACTTTCGTTAGACGTTGTACCATTAAAATGGTCATCAATCCAAGTGTCGTGGAAATTAAACTTGTGTCCTACTTTTGGTGGATAACTAAAATATCCATTTCCATTTCTAAATAAAGTGGTTACATAAACTTCTGTTGGTGTATATCCTAAATTGTTTGTTAATCCAGTTAAAACAAAAGGTTCTTTGAAATCATATAGAACAGATTCCATTCTATTTCTTTCAACAATTGTGTCATTTGCACCAACCGCATTTTCAAATAATATTTTTTTCTCCTCTTCCCATATCGGTGATTCGAATCCAATATTATCCATTATGTAATCACCAGTTGTTGTAAGTAACTTATGTTTATGTACATAATATTGTGATGTTGACCCCGTTGTATTATTTTTATCAATACATCTTTTACCGATAACTAATGTCGGTATTGTTGTGGCGGTCTTAAGTTCTTTTTTCAATATGTTAATTACATATTTTTCAGAATTATATGTTTCATTACCAACACTGTCAATATAATATGTTCTTCCTGAAACTTCTCCTGTTATTGTTGTACCTGAAAATGTTACGAATTCACCAGAAGCCATTCCGTGTTCTACAGGTGCGGTAAATTCATAATATGAATTAAAAGTATTTGATAATCTAAATGGTATTCCGTCACCACTTTTAAATGATATTTTAGTTCCACCAGTTAAGGTGTATGTCATTTGATAATTTGTATCACCAGAATAAACATAACTCAAATAGAGATTCCAATTATGATATGGCGCTGTAATAGGTGTAATTGTTGTGTGATCGGTTGATCCTGTGAGTACTAACACCGAATCGAGATTTTCAGGGTAATATCCTAAAGTGTCTCCACTAATCGAACTTGATGGCATTATTTTTCTTCTTAAATCTCGTCTTAAAAATGCAAATTCATCATATGGTAAAAAACCCCCTAATGTTGGGTTATCCAAACCATCTCCCCTTCCATTTAAATAAACTCTCTCTTGTAAATAATCATATGAAGTATCTCCACTATACATGTTACGAAAAACCATTTTAAGTTTTCCATAAATTTTATATTTGTTACTTTGATTTCTTTCTTTATCATATAGTTTATCAATATCTAAAATAATATCCTTATCCCCAATTCTTAATAAAGTTTGTGAGGTCTCTAAACCTATGTTTAAATTTAAATCTTGTTCTTCCGCCTTTTTGTACCTTTTACTAGGTAATAATATTTCTTTTTTATTTTCCATTATTCAGCTGGTGGGAACACCCCTTTAGGTCCGTAATATTTTATTAGTCTATCAAATGCAGATTTACCCGGTCTTATACCAAAGTAAAATTGTAGTCCTGTAGACAATACTTGTTTATTACCGCTATAATTTTTAGCAGTTCCGAAAATAAATAATTCCTTACTATTGTGTACATAACTTATTGGTGATGACCAAGTTTGTCCAGAAACAATATAAATGTTTCCCGTTGATGGTGATTTAACATCTCCTGTTAAAACTTCTAACCATATGTCACCTTCCGTATATCCTGAAGCAGGGTCTGTTGGTGCCGTTGTTTCTATTCTATCAAACCTATCCATCATATCCGTATAATTTCCATCATATGAGTATGTGGGATGTTGTTTAGTCATTGGTAATAATAAAAACTCTTCTTCTCCGTCAGGGAACAAATAGTTTGTGTTTGTTTCGGTTTCACCAGATATTGATATAATCCTTTGGATTCTTTGGGTTGCAATTTTAGTTCTATCCCATCTTTGTTTATCTGAATTCGCGGTATAAGGTCCAAAATCTTCACCCTTTTTATCCCACAAGAAGAACGGAACTTTTTGTGAGTAATCCCCCAATCTATTATTTAAACATAATCTAACAAATCTACCGTTATCATCTAATTTAAAATCAATAGGTGTTGGCCCATAATTTCCTGTTCCTCCCGTAAAATAAGTTATTGTTAAAGGGTCTTCAGGGTCTAAGAATTCACCATTGAACATGAAGTATTTTGATGAGTCTAAATCAAAAGCCTCAATACCCGCCTCATTATTAATAGACATTAATTGAGTTATATCACCATCCAATACTTGTCCAAAATTGTAACTTGAATCACTAAAAAAATCACCGACATCAAATTTTGCGTTTGAAACATCCATTCTATAGTTAATAACGTGTTCAATAATATTAGCTGGGTCTTGGTATGTGGTTGGGGTTAAATCTCTAACAACAGAACAGGTTGGGTCAATCCTTGGGTCATAACAAATTTCATACATAAATTCATCTCTAACACCTACATCATAAAATGTTGTTGGGTGTAACAATTCTAAGTAGTTACTATATTGTTGACCAATAAATCCACTTGTTGGATTATATGGTGTTGACCTATAATAGAATTTTTTATGTAAAACATTATAAAAAACCAATTCTCTTGGGAATTTTGAACCTCTTTGATTTAAATCTAAAACTTGTTGATTATCCCATTTAATCCTATATTCAAATTTAAAGAAATATAATAACCCATTTAACCAATTATCTATAAATGAAAAATTAGTTACTCCTCCACAGAAAAATAAACCAACTCTTTTTCTTTTATACCATTCTGTTAATAAATCAATATTTTTTGATGCTCCTTGAATAACGGGTATAATTGTAAAAACACCGTCTCTTATTTCTGAATAACCCGATTTAGTTTTTCTATCATAATATTTGTTACCAATTTTTGACCATATTTTAAAGTACGGCATTCTTTCTGAACCCCCACCTGCAATAATATCAGCCATAATTGTAGAACCAGCAACAGGTGTTGAGGATTCGACTAAACCAGCGGCATATCCTGTTGATGGGTTTATTGGTGAGTGTGAATCTCCATATGAAGAATCTGGTGTTGCCCACAAATATTTGTATGATAATGCCTCATTATATGCTTTGTCATATTTTTGACAACCTACTTCTGTTGCAATTTCTGTTCTTATTTGGTCAGCCGGATTTTTCTTTCTAACTGTTCTATCATAAATTCTCATGATAACGAAAGTTCCTCTATCTGCGAAATTACCCACTCCATTATGTCCTCCCTCATATCCTGCATAGTTAACACCACATAGATTTGTCCATTCCTCATGACTAAATGCTAACACTTCCATATAGTTTTTCCAAATACCAACAACGTTTGTCCATTGTTGTATTTTACTACTTAGTCTTGTTGGTCCATTTGAAGCACCATATGCTTCCCAACTATCTTCTTTATCTGGACCCAAAAATGTTGCTTTCCAATGATCTCTAAATTGAGCAGCTCTAAAATAACTTTTATTACCTAAAGCATTATTTGACTTATTAAAGTTTAAAATAAAATTTGAGAATGATATTGATGTTATACCCGCTTTGTCTGGAGGCACTGTGTACGGAATAATTGTATCATCAACCAAAGGATACATATCCGCAATAAATCTACTATCGTTTATGTCTCCTTGTAATGGTATAACTTTTGCAGTGCTCAGATATTCTAATATTGTTTTTTGTGTTGCCTTTGTTGGGTTTGTTAATTGGAAATTGTTACTATATAGTGGTGATGATGTGTCAGAACTATAATCTCTTGCCTGTGCATCTGGATAAAATGATTGTAGCCAAGATGAACCGTTTGTGGTTGATGTGTTAAATTCTATTGGTATTAACATTACCGAGCCAGCACCTTGACCAATACCGACTACTTTTAATTTTATCTCTCCAACAGACGCATATTCAGATTCAGTTGATAAATCGGCAAATGCTGATGTATCTTCAGAACACTCTTCACAATCGGGATAAACCGTTAATGGAAGTACTTTTGTTCCTTTATCTTGCATACTATATGCCGCACTCATAAATTGTTCACCAATTCTCGCAAACGGTCTCCAATTAAATGGCCATCCAAAATATATTCCGAATAGACCTTGACCTACTGAAAATAAAAATGAACCAATAAATTCAAAAAATTTGACAATGATGATTGCAAAAACGAATTGTATAAATGTTACAATAGAAGATATTAATAAACTAAATTTAATTCTATTTCTAAATGCGAAGTTTGTTGGTATATAATTTGCATTACCTGTACAATCATCTTCTTGACTTGGTCTAATTTGTTTAATACCTAAAAATGCATCTCTTCTTGATAAACCAAAAAATTGTTCGGCGGTTGAAACTTCATAATGTGACCCTTGAAAAGACGTTGGTGTGTAAACTTTACCATAAATAAATTTATAGAAAACGTCTTCGGGAACTCCTCCGTTATTTGTCCCCAACATTGCATTTAATTTGTCATTAACAAATGTTGTTGCCATTGTTGAACCAGTTGTACCGGCTGGCCATGCGATATTTAAATAATCTTCAAATACATTTGAAAATTGATAAGTTGTTAATAATTCTTCATCATACTCACCTAAATTATTTGAACCATTTGCATTTTTATTATATTCTCTAATTTGTGGTATTAAATAATGTGCCGATGTTGTTCCCTTTGTTGATTCGGTATTTCCTTCACCTAAACCAATTCTAAGTCTTGCAATTGTTGTTGTTGGAATACCTTTATTTCGGTCGTTTGTAATTTCTTCTTCACCAAATTCGTTTGTGAAGGTATATTCCATATTCATTGGAATGACAGCCATTGCTGTACCATCATCTTCAATAACACCCGGATTAAAATACTCTAATTCAGGATACAATGTTGTTCCATCTGAACCATATACTTTATTTCCTGTATATCTTACACCTTCAATTTTACCACCACTAGTTTGTAAATTACATTTATATCCAGTGTTCGTTCTAATAACACCAGTTTTCTTAACCGCATCTGAATCACTATCTGTTACAGATGAGATTAAAATTAATGAAATTGGTTCTACCTTAACACCTTTATCTGATAAGTCAAAATCTACTCTTGATATACCTATTTCACATAAATCTTGATTTCCCCAAAATGGAAAAACCTCAATTTTTTTATTAAATGCTACAATTTGTTCTAACCCGTCTAAATCTTCATCAGATTTAAAATTATAAAATCTATCAAATCTTTTTTCGTCAATTCCTTGTCTAATAAAATCATATGGTCTAATTGAAAAACATCCCATATCTGACAAGTCAACTTCAGCATGAATTGTTTGTTCACCTAATGGAACTCCCCAAATCATAAAGTCACCAGCACTATTGGTTTTTACAGTATAATTGTAATAAGTTTCATAAACTTCTAAAACTTCCTCTCTTGATAAGATTTCTTGTTGGTCAAAAAATGTACCTGTTGGTACATGTCCTCCGTGTTGTTTCCTTGATGGTAAAAGATTATAACGATATCCATCATCATTTTTATCTACGACTGACGTATAGGGATATAAAGCGGATATAACGGGGTCTGTTGAATCTGTGTCTTTTTGTGGTACAAAAACCGATACTTTAACATTTGGTATACCTAAACCATTATTTGCAGTAACTCTACCACAAACCACTCCATAATCCGAGCATAACGATGTATATGCCTGTTGTTGGGTAAATTTTAATGATAAAACCTCCAATAAGTCGTAGTCTTGTTTTAACTCAACCGTAACCCTTTGGTCTTTTCCAATATTTGTTGAAATTCTATGTTTTTGCATTGTTCTTATAATAAATAGAAAGCATGAGATTTTCTACTATTATAACGAAAAAACATTTTAGTATGTAGTCGTTCCTAAAGATTTAGTTCTCACTTTGATATCTACATTTGGGAATCTGATTTGGAAAATTTGATTGGACTTCATGAATATCGTTAAATCAGTTTGTGTTATTAATCCTGTTGTTGCATTTACGTCTTGTGAAACTTCAGAACTTGAGTAGTTTCCACCTTTTTTGTTAAAAACTCTAACGTCGACAACATTTACAACTCCTGAAACCGCACCAATTTCTCTCATTAAATCTCCTACGAATAATGGGTCACCCATTTTACGTTTTTCAATTGCGAAAAATTCTACTGTATTTTGAATCGTTGTTCTTAAAATATCACTTGTTTTTTCGTTCTTATCGACAATTAAATCAATTTCTAACCCTAAATCAATTACCTGACCACTTGTAATATCAATGTAATCATTTATCATTCTATATTCAGAAAGATAACTTAATATGTTGTTTTTCAATGTGTTAGAAACAATATCAGTTAAATTACCATTTTCATCATATGATAAAAGTTTAATCTTAACCTTATTATCTTCTTCCATTACATTTACTTTAGCAGGTGCACCATAAGTAGATGGCATTGTCTCAATCAATGATTTGTAATCATTTAAAGTTACTGCTCTATCTTGTGCGGAAAAATTATAAGATACCATATTTCTTAACTCTTCTATTGTAGGTTGGTCAGCTCCACCGATTGCGGGAGTTACGTTAGTAACTCTCAATGATTGTTGAACTTGTGAATTAAAGTTCTCATTTGGACCATTAACCTCAAATTCAACGTCATCTACACTTGTTATAATATTAACCCCTAAATTCGAGTCTTTACCACCGCCAATACGATATTTGATGAATATTGTGGTGTTGGCCTTTGGTACCGCACCCAATGACATATTATTTAGATATGTTGATAGATTAACCTTTAAAGAACCATTCATATAGTTATCTAAATTATCTAATGGGTTAACAGTTCCTGAACCAAATGTTATTGAAAAATAACCCTCGGGAGTATATTCGGTTACAAATTTGTTGTTTACATCGAGATATTTTCCCGCCTTAAAATTATCTGAATCTGAAGCTGCAGTTGGGTCTGGTATAAAAACTTTATCTTGAATTAATGTTTTTACTTCATACCATTTATTTGAAATGTTTGTAAATTCAGAAGATGATGGATTTGCCCCAAATGAGGTTCCATCTTTATGAATAATAGATGTTACACCTAACACATCTTGTTCGGGTAAGTAAAGTTTAAGAAATGGTTTTTGATCTAATTCTGAAATTACTCTTCTATAAATTCTTGTAACTCCGTTAACAACGGGTTCTCTTTTTGTTATAGTGTATGAAATCAATCTATTATTATTATCAAAATTAGGTATTTTAAGTCTATTTGGTTCTCCTCTACTATTGAATGGGTCAGAAAAATCAATATCTTCTAACGTTTCAAATATTTGTCCTCCTCCTGAAACCTGAGCACCTGCTTTAACAACACCCAAATATCTATCATCCTCTTTATCTCCCCTTACCGGCACGTTAATAGAAAAATCACATAAAGAAACGGATGGTCTATTACCGGGTATTTTAATACCATAAGTTTTTGCAATATGAAATAACGATTGTCTTTGTTGAGCAAAGTCTAACATTGTTTCTTGCCAAACCCTATCAATATGAAAGTGTAAGTTATCTGCAACTGCCGCGTTTAAATCTAACAATACAGAGAATATTGATGCGTCGTTGGTATTTTTAACCAAATCAGGATAATATTCTTTTGTTAAATTTACTAATTCTTGTCTAAGTCCCGCAAAATCTCTGGTTGCGTATGATATCTTTTTTCCCATTTTAAATGTTTAATATTATAAAATCTGAAGACGAAAACGCTCCATTATTAACTGTATATTCAATCTTTACTTTAGCCGTGTACGGTTTATTTTTACTATCTGATACTCTAAAAAGTCTTTCGTCCTCATCAGAAGAAAATGTTCTTACATTATCAGGATCATCTTCCGCAGAAATTACTTCAAGATTTGTTATGTCTAAATTAGGTATGTATCTTTTTACCGATTCCCTAATTTCTTCTTCAATTAAGTTCCAAGTTACCATGTCGTTTTGGTCGAATATAAATTGATATAATCTTGTACCAAAATCAGGTAAGAAATAACGACTACCTCTTTTTGTTAATAATAAATGTATTAAATTAGCTCTAACTTCCCTATCGGGTGCTGAGGTCATTTTTAAATAACTACCTTCTAAACTGTCTCTAAAAGGAAAATCAATTCCATATTTTACCGCCATACCAATAAATATAAACTATTATAAAATGGTAATAAATAAAAAACCCAGCCGAAGCTGGGTTAAATTTATAGTAAAATATACCTAATTTTATTACGAACCACATCCCTCACACTCAAATGGTGAATCGGTGGGTCTTTCTGATGTCATTACAACTTCAGGTGTTTGTTCACTAATCAATGTATTATTTGTTGGAACTTCAACATTATTCACAGATGATGTTTGTTCGACTGGTTTTGATGCTGACATATCAACCCCCAAACCTTTCAACGCATCAACTGCCGCTCTTGTTCTTAAATAATACATACCAGTTTTTAAACCTAATTTCCATCCAAATAAGTGTGCTGCTAATAATTTAGGTTTAGTTGCATTATCCACAAATAAATTTAATGATTGTGATTGGTCAATAAATACACTTCTGTTTGCTGCCATTTGTAAAACTCTCTTTTGAGACATTTCCCAAACGGTCTTATATACTTCTTTCATTTCAGTTGGAATTTCAGGAATATTTTGAACCGAACCATTTTCCATGATTAACTTGTTCTTAATCGTATCATTCCATAACCCTAACTTCAATAAATCGGCAACCAAATGTTTGTTAATCATGACAAACTCACCACTTAATGTTCTACGTGAATATAAATTTGTTGTGAATGGTTCAAACGCTTCATTATTACCTAAAATCTGTGCTGTAGATGCTGTTGGCATCGGTGCAACTAATAATGAATTTCTAACACCATAGTTAACAACATTCTTCCTTAATTTTTTCCAATCCCAACGACCAGATAAATCTTTGGCAGTTTTACCCCACATCTCAAATTGGAAAATTCCTTTTTCGATTGGTGAACCTGCAATTGATTCATATGGTCCAAACTCTTTCGATAAGTCATTTGAAGATGTCATCGCCGCAAAATATATTGTTTCAAAAATATCTGTTTGTAATTTATCAGCATCTTCAGATTCAAATGGTAAATTTAACATACAAAACACATCGGCTAAACCTTGAACTCCTAAGCCAACTGGTCTGTGTTTAAGATTTGAACGTTTTGTTTCTTCTGTTGGGTAATAATTTAAATCAATCACATTGTTTAAGTTTTTTACAACTTGATATGTGTATTCATATAATAAATCGTGATTAAATTCACCGTTTAAAATATACTTAGGTAAAGCAATTGATGCTAAATTACAAACCGCTTGTTCAGTTGGTGAACTGTATTCAATAATTTCAGTACATAAGTTTGATGACTTGATAGTACCTAAATTTTTTTGGTTTGATTTATAATTGGCAGGGTCCTTATATAACATATAGGGTGTACCTGTTTCAATTTGTGCAGTTAAGATAGCATCCATTAATTTTCTTGCTTTAATGACTTTTCTACCTAAACCTTGTTGTTCGTATGATTCATATAAACGAGTAAACGCCTTATCTTCAGGACTATCATATGCATCAGATAATCCAGGTGCCTCATCAGGTGAGAACAATGTCCAATCACCATCTTGTTCGACACGTTGCATAAACAAATCAGGAGTCCACATTGCTAAGAACAAATCTCTTGCTCTCATTTCCTCTTTACCGTGATTTTTTCTTAAATCAATAAATTCAAATACATCAGAATGCCATGGTTCTAAATAAACAGCGAACGAACCTTTACGTTTTCCTCCTTGGTTAATCCAACGAGCAACTTCGTTATATGTTTTCATCATTGGTAACAATCCATCAGATTGTCCACCTGTTCCTTTAATATATGCTCCTTTAGCACGAACATCATGAACGTGTAAACCGATACCACCAGCCCACTTAGAAATCTTTGCAACGTCTTTAATTGTGTCAAACAAACCATCAATATCATCACCTTTGTTTCCAATTAAAAAACAAGATGACATTTGTGCTCTACGTGTACCAGCATTAAATAATGTTGGTGTTGCGTGAGTATAAAAATGTTGTGATAAGTCATCATAAATTCTTAACGCAGTATCTAAATCACCCTTACATATACCAACCGCAACTCTCATATAAAGATATTGTGGTCTTTCAATAACTCTATCTCCAATCTTTAAAAGATAAGAACGTTCTAATGTCTTATAACCAAAATAATCAAAATCAAAATCTCTTTCTTGATGAATTGCACCATCTAAAGTTTCTCTATTATCAATCACAAACTTGTAAACGTCATCACTTATTAATGAAGATTCTTTACCTGTTTTTGGTTCAACAAAAGAATATAGTTCTTTAACACATTGTGAGAATTTTTTATGTGTTGTTTTATGTAAATTAGAAACTGCCAATCTACCAGCTAACTTAGCATAATCTGGATGTGTTGTAACCATAGCAGCAGCTGTCTCCGCCGCTAACACATCTAACTCAGTTGTTGATATTCCGTCATAAATTCCTTGTGTTACTTTTAATGTAACATATGTTGGGTCAATATATTCTAAATTTAAATCACTACAGAAAACACTAATTCTTCTCGTGATTTTATCATACCTCATTTCCTCTAAGGAACCGTCTCTTTTTTTTACTTTCATCTTTATAATAATATTTTAAAAATCAATGTCGTCACCAAATGCTGAATCTAAATCTTCAGTTGCTACGTTATTAACACCAGCTTTTTGATATTCAGCCACTCTTTTCTCAAAAAAATTAGTTTTACCTTGTAATGCAATGTTTTGCATAAAATCAAAAGGATTTTCTGAATTATAAACTTTAGGAGCACCTAATGCAACCAATAATCTATCTGTTACAAACTCAAGGTATTGTGACATTAAATCTGAGTTCATACCGATTAAACGAACCGGCAATGCTTCGAGAATAAATTCCTTTTCAATTTCTAACGCACCACAAATAATTTCTTTAATTCTTTCTGGTGATATTTTATTTTCAATATGGTTGTTATAAAGATGACAAGCAAAATCACAGTGTACACCTTCGTCACGAGAAATCAACTCATTTGAAAAAGTTAAACCTGGCATTAAACCTCTTTTCTTTAACCAAAAAATTGAACAGAACGAACCTGAAAAGAAAATACCCTCCACCGCAGCAAACGCTAATAGTCTATCTACGAATGATTCTGAATTAATCCATTTAAGTGCCCAATCCGCTTTCTTCTTAATTGCGGGAATAGTATCAATTGCATTAAACAATTTATGTTGTTCTTCCTTATCTTTTACCAATGTATCAATTAATAATGAATACGTTTCACTATGAATATTCTCCATCATAATTTGGAATCCATAAAAGAATTTAGCTTCAGTATATTGAACTTCATTAACAAAGTTCATTGCCAAATTTTCATTTACTATACCATCAGATGCCGCAAAAAATGCTAACACGTGTTTTACGAAATGTTGTTCATCGTCATTTAATTTATTCTCCCAGTCATTTACATCTTGAGTTAAATCAATCTCTTCCGCAGTCCAAAAAGACGCTTCAGATTGTTTATAGAACTTCCATAAGTCATGATGTTCGATAGGAAAAAGGACAAACCTTCCTGGGTTGTCTTGTAAAATTTTTTCAGTCATTTTTTTTTTAGTTTTGTTTGTTTGCTACTTCTTGTCTCTTTAAAAAGGCTTCTCTTGCTCTAACTTGGTTATTTTGAACTTTTTGTTCTTCGTGACCTAATAGAGTATTTTGTGATTCTGTATCAATAAGTAAGAACTCATTGTTGAATTTACAGTTTTGCCATATGATACCATCCTTACCTATACGAGATTTAAGTAAAGTTAAAGTTGCTAAGTTGTGTTCTTTTTGTTCTAATGTTTTACCAATAGATAATATAACGTGAGCAATTTGTGCCTTCTTGATTGAACCTCCCATTTGGTCTCCTGTTACAACTTCAGATGAAATTGATTCACGATTACCTTGAGTTGCTGTCCATATTGCCATATCAAACTCACCTGTCATTGCTTCTAAACTTCTCATTACCGAACCCTCACCTTTCCATTCTTCTCCGTTTGTTGATTTATCTGAAGATACACAATCAATATAATCAATAATTAATAAATCAATTTTGAATCCATCTGAATTCAGTTTTCTAACTTTAGATTTGATATCGGCTATTGTAACATTATCACTAGCTAATTTTAATAATCTTAAATTACCTTTTGATTTTTCTTGTACTTCCTCAACCTTTTTCTTAACTATGTCCTTAAATTCTGGTTGTTCGTCCGCAGTAATGTCAGTCCAAATTGTATAGTGTTTTCTCTTAATGTTACCCGGATTATCTTCAAAAAATATTTGAAGTACGTTAAAGTCTAAATTATATGCTGTATTGGCAAATTTAGTTAATAATGTGGTTTTACCAGTACCAGTTGGTGCAAGAACTACTCCTAATTCACCTCTACCTAATCCACCCTTAAGAACTTTATCAACTCCAACAATTCCAGTTGCAATTGGTAGACGATAGTCGCTTTCTAACGCCTCATCAATATTATGAAATACGTCAGTTGCATCATCATTACTGATACCAACTTGTAATGCCTTTTGAATGATTTGTTCAATTTTACTATAAGATTCGAACTCACCGCTTTCAATAATACTTTGTACACTTTTAAGTTCTCTTTTTAAATTTTGTTGTTTACAAAAATTAAGTGCCGTGTCTTTAATATATTCAGTTTGACCCTCTCCTTCACTTATAGCCGTTAATGTGTCTAAATGTACTTTAGAAGAATCACGGTTACCTCCTTCAGCCATGATTTTTTGTGCTAACGTATCGTAATTAGGTATTTTACTATATATTTTGTACAATTCCTTTGTGTTCTCCATAATAAATCTAAATGAATTATTATCAAAAAACTTAGCTTCAATTACATCAATAATCGTTTCTCCGTACTTCTTATCCTCAATTATTGCCTTTATTAGTGATTGTTGAAATGTAAATCCCAAATACCCAAAATTCCTTTCTTCCATGTTATGTTTTATTATATATTAAAAATTATAGTTCGTAATGTAGATATGTTGTTTCCAATTCTTCAGATGATAAAATGTCAGTTAAGTCTGACAAAATACGCTTAAGTTTTGGACGAATATCAACCGTATACCTAACCTTTGGATGGTAATAATATGCGGGGAATATCCTTTGAATAAATACATCGTCATTCAACTTAATGACTAATAAAAAATGTTCTCTGTCCTTCTCCGGAGCATCTTCCACATAGTCCGAAGATAGGAAATAATTTTGATTTTCACACAAATAATCGGAACTTTTTATTTTTAAATCCTCCGCAATATCTTCACAAATATTTCTTATATAATAATGTAAATCCATAGAACGGCGGGATTGTTCTACATGATCCTTAACATTGAAGAATCGTTGACAGATTATGTTTCCTTCTAATGTTAAAAGAAACTCAAATTTTGTGATGTCAAGTTGTTGGTTACTCATAGATTTTTACTTTAATTGTTTTTTTTTTATTTTTTTCTTTTGTTGTTAATCGAAGAAATGGGTTTATAAATTTAATCCACGAATCGTCAGATTTTGATAATAGATTGAATATTCCATCGTCCCTCATCATTCTCATAGCATTTTTATATGACCTACCTTCTTGGTCTAAATTTTCATTTATTAGTAAATTTATATTTTCTTTAGCCTCATCAGTTAAAAAAGGTTCTTCCAAACTTACGATACGATTGTTAATATCGAAAAATTCCTCACCTAATACTCCGTGTTTGGTAACACCTGTTAGTAAATTTGCAATAAGTTTGTTGTGTTTGTCTTGTTGAAAGATTTCCTCACATTTGTTTTTAACTCGTTCAACAGAAATTTGTTGTGTTTTTAGTTCAGGGAAAACTGATAAAAATCTTTTTACTCCCATTCCTCTTATACCGGCAATGTTGTCTGAAGAATCACCACACATCATCTTAACCAATTTAACATTTTCGATTAAAATTTCTTCATGGTTGTATAGAATAGTATCGTTTTTTTTGTAAAGTTTTCCGTGTGAGGGATTGTAAATTTGTGTGGTTTCTGAAACGAGTTGAGTTAAATCTCCGTCTGAAGAATAAATTATTTTATTTTCGTCAGGTGAATTTTGAGTATAGTAAGCGATGTTGTCATCAGTCTCACAATACTCATATTCTCCCTGTCTTACAAATAACTCCTCGAGATATTGTTTTACTCTATCTCTTTGGTAGTTATAGGAATTTAATTCTTCTTCACTTCTAATTCTTTGTCTTCTATTTTCCTTGTAATGGATATAGATTTTCTTTCTGGTTTGTGAACCTTCCAATCCATCCCAAAATACCACTATTTTATCTAAATGATATGTTTCAAATGATTTTCTAAGAGTATTGAGAAAATGATAAATTCCTCCAATATGTGCTCCTTTATGAAAGGCGTTCTTAACACCATAAAAACCAATCGTGAGTAAATTGTCTCCATCAACAAGTAATACCGACATTTAAAATTAATTATAGATCACTCTCTTCTGTTACAACTTCTACGTCCGTAATGTCTGTAACATTAACACCTAACATCTTACTGATGTAATCACCACTTTCTTTTTTGTACTCTTCAAGAGATTTTTTTTCTTCTCCTTCCTCTCGTCCAGCCATAAATCCGTGTGATGTAACCAAGATACGTCCGTCTTCATATCCTAAACCATTGATGTGGTTTTTCATGATAGAGATTTTTGTTCTTGTTGCTATTTTTACTTTTCTCTTATCTTTAGTGATAGAGATTTTAGTCGTTCCTGCACCTTTTTGATTACCAAATAAGAATACGATACTTGAGTTTAACCAAATGGCTTCACCACCTTTTGCTTTAATCTTCGGTTGTCCGAAAGGATTATCAGGTAATTCTACCCAAGGTTGGTTAACAATGATTAATGTGTTCGTATAAGACTTATCTGTTCTTCTTGAACCTGAGATACGTTGGTTGATACCCATTCCAATTTTGTCAGCTAAAACTGATGCATTGTGTTGTTTACCACCTTTACCATCGTAAGTCATTTTACATGGAACCGAACCTACTGAATCCCATAAGATTAATAAATCGTGAGGTAAATCTCCTTTCTCTTGTGCATCTAATAATTCATTGATATAATCTGTGATTTGTTCAATGTACTCAAAATCACTGTTGAAAAGATAATCTCCTCCTTTATCGAATCCCATTAATTCAGCATGGTCCCAACTCCATTTTTGTTCTGTGATAATAAACACGGGAACAATACCTTTCTTTTGAGCATCTACCGCTGACTTTACAAGTGCGGTTGTTTTACCTGTATCACTATGTCCTAACAACATATTGATGTGACCCATTGCGGGGCCAGGTATACCTGTAGCGTCTAAGAAGGCACTACCCAAATCGAAAAAACGGTCTGGTTTATATTCTGCCTCTTTTGAGAATTTCTTCTTAATAGAAGAAAAATCTGTTTTTTTAATTCCTGCCATGTTTTTGTTTTTTAAAGGATGTTCCCGACAACAATGTCGGGAACATCATAAATTAATTAGAATGGTAAATCTCCATCAACATCATCTTCTTCTTGTGGGTCAACCACAGGAGTAGAAGTTTTTGGTGATGCAATTACCTCATCACTTGTAGATGATGAAACGTATCTTTTTTGGTCTGAATCCCAACGTGGGGCTTCACCTCTTGCAACTAACTCTAAGTAGTCTTCACCCTTCTTAGCATATACATCTGACCAAGTTAATTCATCCTCTAACCATGTTTTTGCAACATCTGCATCCGTGTGTAAAACACCTGAATCTTCAGGGATGATTGAATTAATTGTTGTGTATTCCTTACCGTTACCTGATTTAGTTAATGCCAAAGAAAGAATCAAATCACGTCCTGTTTCTGCATTAGTGATATCTCCTTTGTTACGGAAAATTGGGAATACTTTATCCATAATACCATCACCTTTGTGGTTATGTTTAAATCTCCAAAATTTAACTCCGTCATTTTCATGGTCACGGTCAATAACCTTTACAATGTAAAATTTACGAGAACGGTATGTACGTGCTAATTCTTTATCAGAATCAACACCAGTCATCATTAAACCTTCATAAACCTCGTTTAATGGTGAACGCTTACCTTCTTGTTTAGGGTCGAATAATTTAACCCATTTTCCATCCACTTGAACTTCGTGGAAATAAGCCTCTACAAATGGTGAACTACCATCTTTTGTAGGTAAAATACGAATACGTCTTTCTTCACCTTTAGAACCCTTAGGTAATACGGTTGTGAAATACTTCTTCATTCTATCCTCTTGGGATACCTTGTTTGCATTGCCACTTGTGGCGTTGTTCTTGTTTTTCTCGTACTGTGCTAGTACTGCGTCAAATGTAGACATAATTGTTAAAATTTAAGTTTTTAAAACGTTATAGTAAAATATA